TATGACAGGCGGCATCCTTGTTCAGACTGACTACCTTGATGCGTCGGGTAGTGGCGGCAAGCAGCCTCTTGTGGACCCTGCCGGTTATAACTGGGCGTTGCAGCTTGGTGTGTCTTTAGCCGGAGTGAGTGACGTACTGACTCTAGGCATTCGCACGGTGGACTCAGCAACACCGCAAGGTGACTGTTACGGAACCATCGCGTTTTGGGATTTGACGCAATAGAAATGCTAGTATTTAAACAACTTTTCCCCACGGGGGGTGTATGAATAATCAGTATCCTGCGGCGGGACTTGCGTCCCTTTTATCTGCTCAAGGCCGTAACGGGGATTCCACCCTCGTCCATATGACTCCGGATGAAGTCCGGTCTTTGCAGGCTATGGCCCGCGCTCAGGGTATGGAGTTGCCAATTAATCCGGCAACCGGACTTCCTGAAGCGTCTGTTCTAGGTAACTTTCTAAGAAGTATTTGGAGTGGCGTTAAAAAAGTCGGTACTGCGGCACTTCAGAATCCTCAGACTACGGCTCTCTTAAGTGGCGTTGCTTACGGCGCTATTAAGGGCGACCTGCAAAAGGGTCTTGATGCGGGCATGAAAGCCTATGCCGGGACTAAGCTTATTAGCGGTATCCGTGCAGGAATGGATCAGGCCCGTGCTATCCCCGGCATCAAGGGTCCCGCAGGATACAAGGAAGCCCCGCGTGGTTCAGACGACTTTGGTGATATGTATGACTTCACCCCTGCGTCACCGACTGTAGAAGCCCCGCTTGGAAGAAGCCCGGCGGGTGGGCTTGACGCTATCCTGAAAAACATTCTTGGTACCGGTCAGGCGGGTACTGCGCCTCAAGGTCAGGCTCAGCAAGGCCAACAAGGACAGCAGGGACAAGGCGGTGTCTTCCGTTCGGGCGACCCGATTTGGGATGCCATCATGCTCTACGCTGCCAAGAAAGCAGAGCAGAAGATTACCGGGCAACGTCCGGGTATCCCGACTCCGGAGCCAACACAGTACCGCGATGTGCAGTTCAGTCGTGGGCAGGTGAATCCTCGCTTCAATGAGCCGGGCCAGCCGTACTTCATCGGTGGCGGTTATACCGACAAGGGTACGACCACACAGTATCCTGACTACACCCGCAGTCCTGCTCCGGCAGCGCCGCAACAGAATCAACCTGCACAACAGCGTCAGCAGAATCAGCCGCCACCTACTTACAGTGGGCCGCTAGATAGGCAGGGACAGGAGGATCGTTACGGGCTGAATATGGCTTCGGGCGGTCTTGCTGCTGTAACTAAGTATGCCGAAGGTGGGCAAGCGGAATCCGAAGAAGAAAGGAGGCGGAAGTATTTCGAGAATCTCCGCCCTTTCGCTCCCGCCCTGACTGAGCAGTATCGCACCGATGCGACGAGCATCGGGTCAGTTCAGGGCGTTGATCCGCTAAACCGCGATCCGCTTACGCGCCTTACCCAACCTGCTCCTCGCGGAGTTAATACGGGTATCGCATCCCTTCAACCACAAGATCAGAATCTCGCTGATTGGTACAAGTCGCTGCTTGTACCGCCCGTAGGCCGCCCTGCTTTGAATATGGGGGACTACTACAAGACAGATCAGAAGCGAGGCACGACTAACTACGGCCCGGTTGTAAGTTATCCGGAAGAGCCGACTCCGCCTCCACCACCGCCGCCTCCGCCCCCGGTTACTTGTCCGGACGGAAGTGAGCCTGACATGACCTTGTTGCTGCAAGGGCTAGACCCGTGCGGTCTGATTAAACGTTGCCCGGACGGTACGTTGGTTCCGTCAAGTCAGGAATGTGGAGGCGGCAAAAAATGCCCTGACGGGTCTATGCCCGATCCGACGACAGGTCTGTGTAAAGGCACTAAAACTTGTCCTGATGGGTCTGTTATTCCCGAGGGTCAGGAGTGTTCTTCGGGCGATGATCAACTCAAGACTTGTCCGGATGGCTCAAGAATTCCCAAGGGTCAGGAGTGTCCTCCGGGCGATGATCAACTCAAGACTTGTCCGGATGGCTCAAGGATTCCCAAGGGTCAGGAGTGTCCTCCGGGCGATGATCAACTCAAGACTTGTCCGGATGGCTCAAGAATTCCCAAGGGTCAGGAGTGTCCTCCGGGCGATGATCAACTCAAGACTTGTCCGGATGGCTCAAGAATTCCCAAGGGTCAGGAGTGTCCTCCGGGCGATGATCAACTCAAGACTTGTCCGGATGGCTCAAGAATTCCCAAGGGTCAGGAGTGTCCTCCGGGCGATGATCAACTCAAGACTTGTCCGGATGGCTCAAGGATTCCCAAGGGTCAGGAATGCCCACCTTCGCCGCCTCCGCCACCGCCCCCTCCTCCGCCACCGCCCCCTCCTCCGCCTCCGCCGCCGCCTCCGCCGCCGGATGACTATCTAATCTGCGATGACGGAAGCATCGTCTATCCTCAGTTAGGAGAGACATGTCCGGATACTCCGAAGGAGTGCAAGCCTAATCAAAGGCGCATGACTGATCCGGATACGGGCGAACTTCGTTGTGTGGACTTCTGTCCTCCGGAACTTATCTACGACACCAACACGGATACTTGTCGGTGCAAAGACGGTACGTTGCCGGATAAGAACGGGAAGTGTGGGAAGACTACGCCACCACCCCCGCCGCCTCCGCCGCCACCGCCTCCGGTAGATAATTGTCCTCCGGGTACCAAGCCTGATCCGGTGCTCGCTGCGCTTGGCTTTATTGTTTGCGTTCCGGAAGAGGACGACCCCCCTCCGCCACCTCCGCCACCTCCGCCACCACCACCTCCTCCGCCTCCGCCGCCACCGCCACCGCCACCGCCACCCCCGGCAGCGACAAAGTGCCGCGAAGATGAAGTTGAACGCGACGGCATTTGCTACGGCACCTGCCCGGACAACTCAACTTATACCCGTGGTATCGACGGCGATTACCCGTGCAGTGGGCGAGACGCAGACGATGTAGATGATTCAGATCCTGAACGTCAGCCACAATGTGGGTTTGGTGCGTACTACGACTTAGTTCAGAAACGCTGTATTGCGACCATATGTTTTGACAGTAGCGGTAGGCTCTACTACCCCGTCAACGGTGAATGCAATGCAGAAAAACAAGATATGGCCTCCGGAGGCGTCGTGAAGAAAAAGTCTAAGAAGTATCAGGCTGGCGGCATCGCCTCCCTGACCCGTGATCCTCGTATGGGTGGCGCTGTTAATCCGGCCGAGGGTTACAACTTTGGCTTTGCTGAAGGTGGTATGGCTGCGATGCCGGAATATCAAGCAGGTGGTAAACTCCTGCGAGGACCGGGAGATGGTATGTCTGACGATATCCCTGCCGTGATCCGGGGTGAAGGTGAGCAACGCGCTGCGTTGGCAGACGGAGAGTTTGTAATTCCGGCTGACGTGGTGTCGCATTTGGGCAACGGTTCTACTGAAGCCGGTGCGAAAAAACTGTATAAGATGATGGAGCAGATCCGTCGTGCTAGAACGGGTACAGGCAAGCAAGCCCCCCAAGTAAATCCCGACAAGTTCCTGCCCCGTGTCACGCCCGCCAAGACGCGGCGTAAATAGAGGGTAAAGATATGGCTGGCGAAACTCCGACTACCACAACTACGATTACCTCCAATATCCCTGAATGGGCACGGAGGTACGCCACTGACATACTTGGCTTTGGCTCTGCGCTAACGTATCCAAAACAGAAGATTGATCCTAAAACCGGCAAGCCGATGACAGATGCGGCGGGTAAGCCAATTCTTGAATCAGGCTTTCAGCCCTATGGCGGCGAACTTGTCGCCGGGGAAAGCCCCTTGCAAAGTCAGGCTTATGGCGACTTGGCTCGTATGCAAGTTGCGCCTCAGACTTCTCAAGCAACTGGCTTCACAGGTCTCGCCGCTCTTCAGGCGCAGGATCTGGCTCGGTACAACCCGCTTCAGCAGGGACAGTATTACCGGTCACCGTTTGAACCGGGTCCTCCGGGATCGGATGCGCCGCTACAACAGTACATGTCGCCCTACATGCAGGGCGTGGTTGAGCAGCAGAAACAACAAGCAGTCCGAGATTATTCTCGTCAGATTCCGGGCCTTCAGGCTGCCGGTATCCGTGCCGGTGCGCGTGGCGGTACTCGTGAGGCGCTGCTTCAGGCTGAGGGTCAACGCGGCCTGAACGAGCAGTTGCAGAACATTCAGGCAACCGGGCTTCAAAATGCCTATCAACAGGCGACTCAGCAGGCTTCGCAGGACGCGCAGCTTCGCGCTCAGTACGGCCTTGCCGGTACACAGTTGGGTGAGCAATCTCGGCAGTTCGGTGCAGGTCTTGGCTTGCAAGGTCTTCAACAGCAGTTGGCTGCGGCAGGTCAACTTGGTCAGTTGGGTCAACAGCAGTACGGTCAGCAGGCCGGTATTCTCGGAGCACAACTCGGCGCAGGCGGCCAGCAGCAAGCACAGAAACAAAGAATGCTCGAATCGAACTATCAGCGTTTCATTGACGAGATGTCGTATCCGTACAAGCAGTTGGAGTTTATGTCGAACTTGCTGCGCGGTACCCCGTCGACTGCTGAGACGCGCAATGTGTATACACAAGCGCCAAGTACATTTGCTCAAATCTCAGGTCTGACTGGTGGGCTTGGTGGCCTGTTTGGATCTTTCGGGAGTTAAACCATGATCGGTCCGGTTAGCGAAGTTGGTAAGACAATGCTCTCCTCGCTCCAAGGAGCGATGGCTAAGGGAATGCCTGTAGATCAGGCCATTCAATATGTGAAGAGTCAGGCTGCGACCGGCGTTGCCCCGCTTGTCGATCTGTATGCGCTGCTCAAGCAATTTGAGCGGTTGAAGCAGCCCCCTGCCCAAAACCCGCAAGGCGGCAACCTTAAAGAGCAACTGACCAATCTTGAGTCTTCGCTAGTCCGTGGACCGCAGCCTGCTATGCCTGCTCCACAGGCACAAGGTCTTGCTTCGCTTAATGCAGGTTCGATGGAAGAGCCGTCCTTTGCCGGTGGCGGCATCGTGGCCTTTTCACAAGGCGGACAGTCTGAAGCACCGAAGTCGATCACGCCACAACTCTACACTTTGCCTAAGTCTTACGAAGAACTCGCTCAGGCAGCGGCAGCGGAAGAGGCGGCGCTTAAAACTCCGGAAGGTCGTGCTGCGTTCTTGAAGCAGCAGGACGAGGAGATGAAGGCGGCAGGGCTTGGTAGATATGCTAAGTCTCTTGAGATGCGCGATCAGTTGGCCGAGGAAGCAGCCAAGCGTGCCGAGTTGCTGCCGGAAGAAGAGGCTGCACTTAACGAAGAATCTTATTGGGCAGACGTGGCCGGTACGGATCAGCCGGACCTTATCTCGGCTATGGCTAAGAGCAAAGCCAAGGCAGTTGAGCGCAAACGCACTAGCAAAGCTAAAGTTCAAGCTGCTAAAGAGAAGGCAGCGGAAGAGAAAGTCTTACGCCAAGAGGCTCGTGAAGCCTTGGCCCGTGGTGACATCGACGCTTACAAAACCAAGTTGACAGCAGCTAATACGCTCAAGAGCACGACTGTTAAGGATTACGTCACTGAGCGTGAGGCAGATGTGGATGCTGAGACGCAGGCCAAGAGAGCGCGGGAGTTGGCAAGAGAGCAGAAGGGTGCTGGTGACGACCTTCTCCGTACTTTGATGAGTACTCCGCAGTTCGACAAAGCCGGTGCGCCTAATCCGGAGTATGACCGTCTATTTGAGTTGTATACTCGCGGCGGAGCGACCAAAGGTACTCTGTCTTATTATGAAAATATTTGGAAACAGTCTGAAGAAACTTTGGAGAAAGCAGCTAGAGCTGACTCCGACTTCCCGACTGAAGAGACAAAGAAGGCGCTTGCTGCTGCTCGCGCTGCTCGGGATCGTGCTATGCGTGATTATCAGTCTCGTGCTGTAGGCGGTGTAGCCCCGGCGGGGGCATCGGGGATGCCGTCAGATTTTAGTCAAATGAGCGACGAAGAAATTCTGCGACAACTTGGGCAGTAATAATGGCTAATCTTCAGCTTCTGTTGGAGGCGGAGCGTCGTGGCATTTTGCCGCCTGACAAAGCAGCGTTGCTTACCGAGGCGCGTAAGCGTGGTCTAGTCCCTGCAACTACGGCCCAAGCACCTGAAGCCGCAGAGCCTGAATCCGGTGTTACTACGAACCCGTTCAAAGGGCTGGCTGCGCGTGGTGCAGAACTTCTTGGGTCAGGTGTTGAACTCGCGGCCCGCGCCGGAGAATCTATCGGTGACTTCATAGCAGAGAAGGCCCCGATTCTTGATACTCGCGCTGTTGTTGACGAGAAGGGCGCACGTATTGAGCGCCCCACTGTGGATCAGATCCGTAACGAAAATCAGATGCAGTACATGTTCGATTGGGCGAACAGTCTGCGAGAGTGGGGTCGTGAGATTAATTATCAGCCAAGCACTAAGCTTGAGGATCTTGGCGATAACCCGCTAAACGCCGTTCCGTTCATTGTCGAGCGCGTGATTACATCTGCACCTGACATGGCTGCGGCAGTGGGTGCGCCTGTTCCGTACATCGCTACTCGCGCTAACGAGATCCTGAACGAGCGACTTGCTAACGACAAGAAGGAACTTAAAGACGCTACGGTGGCGGATGTCGCCGCAGCTACGGGCGCGGCTATCGTTGAAGGAACTCTTGAGCGATTTGCCACGGGGCGCTTGCTTGAGAAGGGTGCTGAGGCTGCGACAGGTGTACGACGTGTTGGCAAGGAAGCCGGGGTTCAGGCAGGCACTGAAGCCGCCGAAGAAACTACCGCGTATGCCGGTGCAACCGCAGGGACCGAGGCAGGGTTTGATCCGCGCACTGCGGCGCGTACTGCGCTTGAAGCAGCCATCGTCGGTGGCGGCCTTGGTGCCGGTGTACAAGGCGTACGTGAAGCAGTTCGACCCAAAGAAGGCGTCGAAGAAACACCGCCTATTATTTCAAAAACTGAACCCCCCGTTACTACGGCTGGACCAGCTACGCCGCCGTCAGATGTTGCTGTAACTACTGAACCTGCTAATCCTGAAGATCTTCTTAATGCGCCGCCTAAAGTGACGGCAGAGAATGCACCTGAAAATGTCCGATATGAGCCGACTACGCTTAACGAAGATCAGGTCAACGAAGAGATTGATAAGTTAGAGGACATACAGGAGCAGCTTGCTACGCTGCTCTTTGATACAAACGATCTGAGTCAGCGCGCTGCATTAGCACGTATTCCCGTAGATACCTTACGTCAGAATATACAGACTGACTTTGATAACAACGCGACTAAGTTAGACGTATTTTATAAGCACCTAGATGGTACGCTGCCTCCTGTTAAGCCTACTGTTACGCAGGAGCAGGTTACGGCAGCGGGGGTTTCGCCTGATATTGCTAAGGCTCTGAATGTCCAACCGTCTGTCACTCCTCCTGCCACTATCGCACCGGGTGTCACTGATGCAGCCGCAACAACAGCACCGCAAATTACTCAGCCGCCTGTCGGTGGAACAGTTGGAGGAGGCACTGCTGTGCCTGCACCTCGACCTCCTGCCGCAGGACCGAGCCCTGAAGAAGTTACAGTCGAGCGAGTGGAACCTCCTGCACGAACTCCTAGTGATGTTGTTCAGGGAGAAGGAGTTGTCGAGCCTGCACTGACGGGCAGAACGTCTGATCAGATATTTGACGAAGTTCAGGCTGTCCGAGAACAAGCTAAGTCACTGCTAACTAAGGCAGGGAAGCGGCCCGGTGTTGGCTCTAAGAAGCGTAAAGAATACGACGCTTTGGTTCAGCGATCCGATGAGCTTGTTAAAGAGTGGACGGCTAAGACTGTCGAAGAGGAACGGGCAAAAGCAACGCAAGCCGCGCCTGCCGCTCCGACCCCCACTGCGCCTGCTGTACAGGCTGCTCCGGCTGCACCTGCCCCGACTCCGCCTACTGTTGCTGCTGCGGGCGCACCGCCAACTCCGCCTACCCCACCGACTCCGCCAAGTGCTGCACCGTCAGGTGCGCCACAACCTCCGGGTCGTCCGAGACCTACCTCGCCAACCGGACAGAGTACGATTCAGGGCATACCCAACGCCACGACGCCTAGTTACTTGGGTGCTGTAGGTCGCGTAGTTAGCAACCTGCCGCCGCTTAGCAAGAACGTATACGACTCAGTTCGTAACATCCTGAACGCCGACAACATCAAGGACAATATCCGCAAGGGTATCTATGCCTTCTTGTCGTTGCCGCAGCAGGTTGAGTTGTTTGCTAAAGAGCTTCCGTCTTTGCGGGATTTGCTAAACGTAATCAACGTCAGGGCAAGTGCACTTAAGGATCGCAAAGAAAGTCTTGATAGGAACATCCGTAAATGGAACGACATCCTTAGCAAGTACAGCCTTAAGCAGCGTGAGAAGTTCTACGAGATCGCGCACGAATCGACTCGGTTGCAAGTTGACTTCAGAGATCCGACTCAGGCTAGTAACCCGCTCACTCAACAGTTCGACGCGCTTCCGAGCGATATGAAAACGGTCTACTTCGATATGCTTGAGAGCTATCGAAAGATGGCTGATGAGTATTTAAAACTGATCAGTAAGAACCTCTCGCCTCGTCTCGTACGCAGGCTTGAGCGCAAGATGGCGCAGAAGCGCCTGAAGGTTTACTTGCCTCTGTTCCGTGAAGGCGACTATTGGCTTCGTTACGAGGCTGTAATTAATGGTAAGCAAGAGACGGTAATTCGCTCATTCAATTCTAACCGTGAGCGCGAGTTGGCTATGAAAGAAGCCATCGCTGCCGGTGCATCTAAGGCAAGTATGCAACCTTTTGCTCGCGTTGAAGGCGCGTTTGAGCAATCTGAAGCAGGACCGTTCTTCTATAAAATTATGGAAGAACTCAATAGTAAGGGCGTGTCCCCTGCGATTAAGCGTTCTTTGTTTGAAATGTATTTAGACTTGCTGCCTGCTCAGTCTGTGCGACAACAGTATCGTACTCGTGATGGGTACCGTGGATACGAGACTGATCTAATGAATGTTTACGCGACAGTTGCTTCGCGTATGGCTAATCAGCTTACTAATCTTGAGTTCATCCCTGAGATTGATAAAGCCTATAGCGACGTAGAGAAGGACGCTAATAAAGAAGCCGCTCAAGCTAGAGACTTGGCCGTTAAGTCCTTCATGAATAACTTGAAGGGGCAGATGGATTACCTGCGTGATCCGGGTAACGGTTGGCTAGTCAATACGCTGACTTCGTTTAGTTACTATTGGTACATCATTGGTAACGTGTCCACGGCGTTGATCAACTTGACGCAGTTGCCGATGGTTGTCTATCCGGTTCTTGCCGGTAAGTACGGCGCTAATGACGCGATGAAGGCGATGACCGACGCGCAGAAGCAATACTTCAAGGGTGGGTGGGATAACGATAACGTCCCCGGTGGCGAGAAGCGATTCCCCGCCGACTACTCGTTTGGTATCGGACTGCCTAGTAACTCGCCGCTTAAGAAGTTATATGACGCTGCCGTGCGGCAGAGTGCTATCCGTCGCTCGACAGGGTATGACCTGATCGAAGGCAGAAAGAAGAATTACGGGATGGGCGACTATATCGGTCTCAAGGCTAAGACCGAGCAGATCTTGGGTTGGACGTTCCAAAACTCGGAACGCATGAACCGCGAAGTCACTTTGATCGCTGCGTTTAACTTGGAGATGCAGAAGAACGGCGGTGACATAGATGCTGCCATCAGGTTCGCGCTTGATACGATCAACGAGACGCACGGTACTACCCTGACTGAGACCTCGCCAAGAGTGTTCCAAACCGGGTTCGGTAAGGTAGCGTTCACCTTTAAGAACTTCGCTCAGACGATGATCTATTTGCAGGTCAAGCTGTTGCGTAATGCGCTAAAGGGCGAGACACCTGAAGTTAGGAAGATGGCTGCTAAGCAGTTCTTGGGTATCTCTGCGATGGCGTTCACGTTCGCAGGTATTCAGGGTATGCCGTTCTTCGGTGCGGCTACCGTCATGGCAGACATCATGCACGATCTTCTTGGCGATGAGGATGAGCCTTGGAAGGCTGAGACTGCTGTACGTGGCGCGGTCGGGTCTATCGCCAATAAGGGTCCGGTCAACGAACTACTTATGCAAGATATTGCATCGCGTACCGGTTTTGCGAACATGCTTTGGAGAGACGACGACAAGCGTCTTGAAGAGATCGGGCCAATCTTGTTTGCGATGGAGCAGATCTTTGGTCCGTCTTACGCTGCGTTGATGGGAATCGGTCGCGGAGTTAAAGATTATAAGGAAGGTAACTACGACCGTGCAGTTGAGTCGTTTATGCCGTCGTTCATCCGTAACGTGTTGAAGTCGTATCGTTATGCTTCGGAAGGCGCGCTGACTAGAGATAAGGAAGTTCTGTACGACGACTTCAACAAGTACGAACTGTTCATGCAGACGCTCGGATTTACGCCGGTTGAAGTGGCGCGTCGTAGTGAGATTGCCGGAGACAAGGCAAAGAAGATTGATGATCTAGAAAATCGCAAGAAGGCGCTTTTGGACAGGCTGTACTTAGCCCGTATCAAGGAGGATAAGGAAGGCGAGAAGGAAGCGCGTGAGGCGATCAATAAGTACAACGATAGCGAAACCGTCAAGGCGTACCGTATGCGTATTGATGGCGAGACTATTTCGAAGTCTTTTGCCACACGTAGGCAGCGTAGCGCACAGTCTACGTTCGGTATCTACTCGCCACCGAAGATGCGTCCGGCCTTGGCAGCGGAGTTCCAAGAGCCTGAGAAGCCGATACTTAAACGTATCTTCGGCGACGAGCAGCCTAAAGACTAAGCAGTACGCCAGACCCGAATGCCGAGGTGTCCTTCCTTGGACGAGGCGTAAGCCTTCACTCGTACTTGAGCGACCTTTGCTCGGCAGTCGATGACATAAAGCATCTCAGGGATCTTGAGGGTGGGGATGAAGAAACTATCTCCAACCGCCATACCCTCAAACGGGAAGATCCACTCAGGCTCCACTACCTTGATTGTCATCTAACAACTCTTTCGGTACTTCGTACTGGAACGCGTACACATGAATAGGTGGGGTCGTCATACCGGCTTTCCAACCTGTTGAGAGTCGCATCTTCTTCGACTCCAACTTGACCGTAGACTTCTCCAAGGCGCGTTCAAACTCGGCCGTGCCCACGCTCTTGGTGGCAAGGAACTGCTTGAACTTGCTCTTGGCGACGTACTGAGTCGAGTTACCGATCTCAACACGAGCTACGAGTTCGCCGTGCGGTTCGTTGACGAGTCTGCCCTCATCGAAAATCAACGTGCCACGACGCCAATGATCGTTAAGGAACTCACCGATCAGACCTTCATAGTCTGTGACTTGGTTCTTCTGGGTGTTATCCCGAACCTTGATTGTTTCTAGTATCACTTTGTCAAATATCCTTTCGATGTCAAAGTTAATGATTCCCGCCTCGTTAGCAATCTCTGCACCGGCAAAGATGGCGCTGAAAGCGGTCTCGTAGAAACGGAAGGCTGCGTTGCTCCCTAACTTGGTTTCGGTTACACGCTTACTCCACTTCTGAATACGGGCACGAATCTCCGTGTCGCCCATCGTCAACAACCGGTCGATGTACTCCACCCCTGCATGACCGTGGTTGCGGTGCAGCGGATCGAAGATCTCCTTACCCATCTCCAAGGTAAGGTACGACGGCTGAATCAGGACATACTCCAACAGACGCATGATCTCGCCACTAGCGTTAGCCTTCTTGCTGAAGATCATGTCGTAGAGCGACAGGTTCGATGACATCAAGCACAGCATAGAGGCAATCTCTTGCTGCTCACGCTCGGCGTTAATCGAACTCTGCATACGCATCTTGCCCTTACCCTGCGAGATAAGGTGGATGAGCTTGGATATCTGCTCGGGCGGCTTCTCCTGCACCTCGTCCATACCCATAATGATGTTCTTGAGGGACATGGCGCGGCTGTTGAAAGCGTTGTCAGTCGAGTCGTAAACACTGAGAGGTTTGGGGGAACCCCACACCGACAGGGCTGCATACAGCGAGCCTGACTTGGCTGCACCCGACAGACCCGTGAAACAGAACGTCATACCGTTGGTGGATGTAAACCGCATCAGCGGCGACCCGAATGAGACAAACAGGCCAAAGGCTTGCATCTCCAACTCAGGTCGGTTCAGTCGGTTGATGCAGTCCTTCCACACCTGATAGTCACCCTTCGGACGCAGGAGACGTGATATGTCACGTATTAAGGGACTAGATGCCGCCCTGCGCGTCTGACCGTTGCCAACGACTTCAGTCTCACCAATCAGGAAGGATTCGTTGCTTTCCGTCCAACCCATCTGATGACAGATTTTGTCGGCTGAGTTCTGACTCTGTAAGTAGTGTGCCCATTTCATAATGTAATCCACGATCTTCGGCCATAGGTTCTGGTTCGGCGGTGCAATACCGGCCTTACCAAGGATGTCTTTCAGACTATCAACGGACTGCGCTTCGCCCATTGATATGTACTTCTCACGCACTTCGTGAGGCAATTTGATACGCACTAGAAACAGTTCTCCGTCTGCCTCACCGTACATACGCTTGATGGGGAAGAACTCATTAGTTGAGATCAGTACCGGATGCGGCTGGATCTTTACTCCGTCGTCGTCTTCTTCGGAGGGGGGTAAGTAGTAAACTCCTCCGGCTCGTCCTCGTACATAGGGTAAGACCGCTTTAGGAAATGGCGGAACTTCTTCGGGATTCTTTTCGATCCGAATTGCGACCTCCTCGGTGACCTCCTCTGCCGGGGCTGCAACGAACTTCCGTCCAATGGAAAGTGGGTTGGTGACTCGTCCCTTATATGGACATCCGTCACATCCACCGGGGTTTCTCTGAGAGAAAGCATCGCAACTATGCGGTTTACCAAATGTTTCATTTGCCTTCCTTAATGTGGCTTCAGGGCTGTACCCTTCGTAGTCTTCAGACAGTAGATGGATGGCCGTTTCCCAATCCGTGCAATGTCTTGCAATAGAAAGGGCCGAATGCCACAGAGGTTCAGGCAAAGTCTTGGCGTTAATCAGAGCAAACTTGATCTGATTGCAGCCGTTACCTTCTAGACTCTTCTCAGCGATGTCTTGGAACGTGACTTCAAAGTTGTCGAACTTAGCGATCTGCCGGGTGTCTTCGTCCAAACCTTTTGGGATCAGGTCAAGGATCGACGATACAGACGGCTCAACCTCGCCTAAGTATTCTTTAAACGCAGCAAAGTCGTACTGATTGATATCGTCCGTCAGGAACTTCGTTGGGTTCGGTGGATCGGTCTTGAAGTTCAGCGTCTCAGGGCAACGCATGATCCGAGTGATGTCAGCCGTCACGACCGGATCAATCTTCATGTGGTCTAGACAGAGTTGCTTGAACTTGTCTGCGTAGACCTTCCACTCGGCAATCGGCACAGCCTCTTCAAACGGCCAATATGCGTGAATGCCATTACCCGAATCCACCACGACAGGCGGCGGAAGCTCCGTCACTTTCAGGAAATGATCTAGATCCTCAATAGCCTCGACCTTACTGTTGTAGCAGCCGGGCTTGTCAGGTTTAACATCAAGATCAACAAAGAACGAGCGGCAGTACTGAGCGTAGTCCCCCATCCGACTATGCCCATTGAAACTGCTTAGCGCGATGAAGGCATTCTTGCCTTCGCCGTTGATCTCATCGACTAGTCTCTCTACCTCGTCAAGGCTCTCTGCAAACCGATTGATTACCTTCTTGTCCTTAGCAATCTCAGTAACGCAGTAGATGCCATGCGGGGGCAGTACTTTCTCGTAAAATTGTTTTCGCATGAACACCAACCCACTTAGATAAAAAAGGCGGGGCGACGGCCACCCCGCCAACCACGAGTAACAACCTAAATCTTTCGGCCAAGCATCTCCTCTATGTAGGCCTTCGCGTGTTTGAGGCTATGGGCAGGAAGCAGCTTCGCTTCCATATCCTTCTCGACGAGGTGCATAAACGCCTCTACTACCTTACGTTTATCCTCGTACATCATCTGACCTCTAAACCACAAATGCACTGTGTTGCGCGATACGCTCAACGCTTCTGCTACATACACAACCGGAAGGTTGGCCTCTACACATAGGCGACCAAGCCGTACTCCTAGCAGAGTTGCGTCTGCCTGTTGCAGTTGAAGTAGTAACTTGTCGCCGTATGTGCGAGGCATAAATCAGCCCTTCTTAGACCACTTCTTGATGACATCGGTAGCGTCGGTAGAAGCGGCAGTAGGTTCGGACTTCTTGACCTCACGGACAATAGGTTCCTCAACGCCGTCAGCCTCGGGCATAACAACCGTAGCCCCCACAGACGGAGCCTCGTCACCACCGTCTTGCTGATACACCGTCAACTTAACAGCGTTCTCAGCAAACTTGGTTTCCTTCTGACGCTGCACCGCTTCAATGTCGCTCTCAGGAACAACACCAATCGGCGCAAACAACAACTTCGGAACAGGCGACTTCGTGTCGAACTGCATCTTGGTCACGACGCGACCTGCCGAGATATTGTTGTTAGCCAACATCTGAATGTACGGACGGAACGGATACTTGCCGCCCTCTTCCTTACCAAAGCACGACGTAGCCGGGAGAACCAACTGCATCACATCGCCGTTCGGATCTTGCGGCAGAACAACCGCAGTGCGCCACGACAGACGGCAAGCAGTGCCGCTACCGCCCTGACCTGAACCCTTCACGGAGAACTGACATTTGTCACAGGCTGAGGCTTGCGGAGTCTTCACTTCCGGATCAGGCGTCTTGGAGTCAGACGACCAACACACCGGAGAAATCTTCTCGCCTTCCTTGTACGCGCCCGTGTAGAAGGTACGGCTCGGAGCGTGTGCCATCTTCACAAAGATCACATTCATGTGGCGATCTTCGATGGAGCCAATCTCCTTACCACCGGCCATCTTACGGAAGACGCCGCCCTTGATAGAGATACGCTTGGACAGTCCACTGCCACCGGCAACTGCACGGGTATCGTCGTCAACCCCGCCTTGAATCTTGGCGAGTTCGCTCTTCAAACTTGCAATGATATCGTTACTCATAAATTCCTCACTTACTAGCTTTACGCACTGAAACACCAAACTCACGCATCACGTTCACACCGGGCGGCAACCCGTCGTTCTCGTGGTCCTTTAGAAACTCCCTAAAGTTACCTTGATGGATGCGCCGCTCTAACAATTGAACTGCTTCATTATCAAGAACAAACTTGTAGAAGTTATCCCAATCTTGGCAGAAGAAACGTTCGTTTAACTTCCGCATCACCGTGCCGTGCTTAGTCTTGATGCTATCTGCATTAACTGCGTTACACATCTCAAGCATCACGGCTTCCAACTTAGCCATATCCTCTTTCAACTTAGCGTCAGTTACTTCGTAGTCACGTAGTAACTTGTCCCGCTCAGAGCGTATTGATAAATACGCTTCAACTAATTCATCTGTATCACCCATTTCAAACTTCCTCTAACTCTTGCTTATACAGGTCTACTAACTTTTGATGGTCGTCAACCTTGCCTTGGAGCATCGTGTAGATCTTCTTCTCAACTTCCGATCCACGCAGATGCACCACCGACATTTTGTTCACTTGGCCTACTCTCTCAATACGGGCTATACACTGTAGATACGTCTCGACTGACATCACCGGAGCCCAGAACACCACCGTGTCAGCAGCAGTCAGCGTTACGCCGTGCGATGCAGATTGCGGTTGAATGATCAGGACTCGGGGATCAGTTGCAGTTTGAAACCGGCTGATAATGTCGTGCCGATTCTGCGCTGTAACACTCCCGTTGATGATCTCGCTCTTCACACCTTGCTTCGTGAGGTATTCACTCACGATGTCGATAGCATGAAGGAACGGAACGAATACTACAACCTTATTGGTAGTTTCCTCAAGTACTTCTTTAAGCGCGTTCAGGCGCGGCGCGATGTCGAACTGAACCACGTCATGCTTGTCCGTATACACAGCACCGGCTGAAATTTGTAAGAGTTTATTTAGGGCGGCGGCTGCATTGACTGCGGATACTTGCTCGCCCGAGGCCTCTATCAGTAATTGCTTTTTTAATACATTGTAGTACTTAGACGCTTGTGGACTTAGTTCCACGTCTCTCGTTTGGTAAATAATTTCTGGGAGATCTAGACATTCTTTCTTCGTGTATCTAATCGCAGGTTGTAGCGCACGGTACACCTCGTCGGTGGCTGCGTACTTTGGAACCCATTTGAATTTACTGATCTGCACCATGACCCGATCCCGCCACGCCGTCGAGAACTTCGGGACACGTAACGGACTAACCAACTTGGCTAACCCAAACGCATCGACAGGCGACTGCGAGGCAGGTGTACCCGTAAGCATCCACAGCCAAGTATCAGGCTCAATCAACTTGGCTAGGTTCTTCCACCGCTTCGTGCTTGGGGTCTTGTAGGCGTTAGCCTCGTCGATCACGATCAGGTCGAACTTGGCCTTCTTCAGTTCCTCAAGGACAACGGCAGTGCCGTCATAGTTGATGATCGTGAAGTCGTAGTTCTCATCTAATATCTTCTTACGCTTTGTAGACGACCCGTGTGCGACACCGCACGTTCGGTGCATCGCTGCTTTGAAGATGTCTGACTGCCACGCCGAGTACATAATCGACAGGGGGCAGATCACAAGCACCTTCTTGATGATGCCCTGATTCATCAGGTAATCAGCAGCCCATACAACTGCCGAGGTCTTGCCCGTACCTGCCTCGTTAAAGCAGAAGGCACGTTGTCGTAGTGACAGAAACTCTGCCGTCTCACGTTGGTGATCAAACGGTTTGAACAGTCCCGGAAACGTGTAGTCCCGCTGCATAGGCGAGGGGACTTTAGGCAGGTTAGAGTTCGGGAGGTATCGGTCTAAGTATTCAGCGAGAGTTTTCATCTCGCCGTGATCCCAACAAATCAGCAGTTCTTTGCTGTCTTTGTGATCTTTGATTATTTCGCTCCGCTCAATCTTTGATGCGAGTTCGGAAGCAAAACCATTCGATGCGACAAGTCGCAACGCTGCGTTATCTACTATTTGCATACTGTACCTTTGTAACTAAGGCCCGTATCGTGGGCTAGACGGCTGACGCCTAGGCGGACTTTCGAGGTAGCGAGATACCTATCGCCAGCAGACGCGGTTATTGGGGGGAGAAGTGGGTGGAGAACTCCCCTACAGCACACTCACGTCTAGTGCATTATTTCATAGCTCCGCTAGAAGTTCTACGGAAAGACCGATTTTTTGAAGGCGCCTGCAACTTAGTACCATCGCCGTTACTGCCACCCTTAGACAGGGCTTTCACGTGGGCAATGTCTTTACCCTTTCGGCTGATACCTTTCTTGTCATAAGAACGTCGGGCACGTTGCCGCTCCATACGGTTCTCATGCTCGCCACGTTCTACCTGCTGCTTGTATTCCTTCTTGTAAGGACGCGCTTTGTTTACGTAAGGCATTTCATTTCTCTCTGTAAAACTTACAACTGTTCACGGGACACCAGCCGCACAACGGGCCGGGCTTAGCAGACCATACGTTATTATCATAGGAGACGGCGAGACGGTCGAGCGTCGGCAAGAAGTTCTGCCACAGTTTCTCAGAGTCTTTCCTCTCGTACTCCTCGGTAACAAACGTGTTGTGCATTACGAACAACAGCCCCGCCTTTATGTGCTGCACCTCGGGGAAGTGTGCGTAGGTCATCAACGCCATCAACTTTAACTGCTTCGGGTCGGGGTAGCGGTTACTGCCTGTCTTGTAGTCCACGATATAAGCGTCAGCCCCATCGACGATCAGCAGGTCAACGATGCCTCGCACCCACCTAGTATCGGAGTCGAACGCGCACGGCTCGAAATCCCTAGTCAGTGCCATCTCATGCTCGCAGTACTTAGTCCCTTCTATCTCACGCAGGGCGTTTAACTGCGACTTAAACCTCTCGTAGTTCTTGGCAAGCGGCGTCCCGTCACGGACATAATCTTCGCAAGCTTTGTGAACTTCCGTTCCGTACAGCATTTGCTGTGTAGTTTTCTTAATGAAGTCCTTGGCTACCTTGGTGTGGTAGTACTGCTTCGGACAATTAACGTAATCCTTAAGACTACTAAACGACCACTGAATCACAGATTTATGTTCCTAAACTTACTGACCGGGATCATCACCATAGGTTCTGTATCCCCGTTCTGACCTCTTGAATTACCCGCTACAACAAAGTCGCCTTGCCATTGGTCGGCAGACATATCCCAATACCATATCCCGTCAGGCCATTCGATGATCAGTAGGACGGGCAGCCCGGTGAAGTCATGCAACTGCTGCATCTTCATCAACTTAGCCGCGCTCAACATGATCTCGTTGAACTTCTTACTGCGCTTCTTGTATTCGCCAAACGCAGTAACTGTCCCGTTCCTACTGAACGCCCAATCGACGGTGTATAGCGTGGGAGATAACTTTAAAACCTCAGTCTTCCACTTCTGGCTCAGAATCTGAGCCACCCGGCTTTCGTTATGTATGTCTTCTTGCGTCTCGTTGTACGGTCGCCACATCAACAGTCTCCATAGGACTCTCCGTATTTAGCTTCACAAGCCACGGGTAGCCCCTTTGCCCATTCAGGGGGAGTAGACATGACTTCAGTTATAAACGCAACTGCTTGGTCTAATTCACTTTTTGGCGAGACGATCACCGCTGCGTCATGCACTGTCAGCACAGGGCGGTAGCGTTCTCGGATCTTCAGCATCTGCTCACCAACGATGATGCGAGCCAATGCCTGAACGATGTTCTCAACCATCGCCCCACCCCATATACTCGTAATACCTCGGCGAGACTTGTAGATGTACTTGCCATCACTGAGCCTGAGTTCGGGGTATCGTATAAACAATTTATTTGGGAGAAGTATTCCCGAAGAGGTGACTTTTACGCAGTCGTTCTTGCCTATGGTGTAAGACTTTAATTTACTAGGCCACGAACCTAAATGCGGTAGTGCACTATCACACTCGCGCCACAAGTCCGTGATCATGTGGTTCGACTCACGGTACAGATCGACGATACGCTTGCACTCTTCTTCAGGCAGGTCAGCACCGGGGGGCTGTGTCTTCAACGTGTGCTGAAGTTTCTTCGCGCCTGTCCCGTAACCTAGTCCGAGGATGCAGGTCTTACCGACGAACCGCTCGACCGGATCGGCCTTGCTGATTGGCTTCTTATAGATCTTAGAGGCAAAGATTGAGTACACGTCCTCACCCTTGGCGAACTGCCGGGTGACATCATCCTGTCCTGCGAGCCATGCCAAGACACGCGCCTCAATCTGAGAAGAGTCACAGTTGATTACGACGTGGCCTGCTGGAGCTTTGATGGAGTTCTTCAGCGTTTTCTTTTTCTTATCACGGCTTGGTAGGTTCTGAAAGTTAACCGAGTCTGACCCTGCCCAACGCCCGGTGTGTGCCCCGTAATACTTCAGGGGGATAGGCAGTTTGCCGCTGTTCCGCGCACCGATACCGATGAAACGCTCAATGCGAGACTCCTCCAACGTGGACTTCGTACCTAACCGGACGCCGCACAACTGCTGAATGAACGGGTCGTCGTGTTCTAATAACTCAATAAATCCTTCGTCGTTTTTAGCAAGCGCATACGTTTCCTTACCGGTAGTTGGACTAATCTTCATCGGCACAGGGATATGTAGTTCGGTCAGGATCGCAGCGAACTGCGGGTTGCTTGCCAACTTCTTGCGTACGTCTTCCTCAGTCTCGCACTTCAGTTGTTCTTTCAGTCCGGCGAGGAGAATGTTCTTCTCATGCTTTACTTCTTCTAACCTCGTCACCAACATCGCGTCATCCACCTCTAGCACGGGCAGCGTGTACATACGCAACGTCATGTCGATCAGGTCTAGTTCTTCTTGCGGGAAGTGATCCGCGATAAAAAGGTTGAACAACTTGAAAGTAAGATTGACATCGTTAATGCAGTAATCCCCATAACGATACAAATCAGCAGGAGAAAAATCTTGCCGACGTTTCCCAAGGGCGTCGATGACTTCCGTACCTTTCTGTCCAAGCCCATACATCTTCACCAAGTTTGCCAATGACCCACTTACGTCAACGCCATGCTTCGCCCGAGCCATGCACAGCGTGTCGAAATAATATGCAGGGGTGATGTCGAATACGAAAGAAAGTATCCCGCCATCGAACATCGTGTTGTGGCACAGCAGGGCAGACGTACTCCAATCCACCTGATTCAGCCACGCCTTGATCTCTGCCTTTGTGCCGCTGAACCACATCGTCTCGTCATCGTCGATCTTCATTGCAACGCCGATGACTTCAAACAACGGACTACGGATGTATTCTTCCGTAGTCATACGGCTCAAGCTGAACTGTTGAGAATAGTAAGTCTCAAAGTCTAGTGTTACGAAACTCATTTTTTACCCACCTCTCTTATGTAGAGCCACCCTTTCGGTGTCTCGACAAAACCCGCTACCTTTAACGCTTCTTCTGTTCGGCAATTGCCGATCCTGTAGTACCGATGTGACCTGAATGATTCAGGCGTAGCAAACTTACGTTTGCACTCGGTACACCTCCTTTCTCTTTTTACGACGCTTGTCATCCTTCAGTCTCGCTATTTCTGATCTAAGATATTTAATTTCGTGGTGGCATTGCCACAACACGCTCCCCACCGTTAAGAACTTCATCTCTGTTGTAGTTGATGTGTCGTTGATCTCGTTCGGCAACGCACGGATCAAGTCCAAGATGTCATCTTCTATTTCCACTTTTTACGTCTCCTACGCATCTCTTCGCGTGTCGCATCCCAATGTAATATCCGATGGCAATTGGCGCAGAGAGGGATGCACTTCTCTTCCGCCTCTTTGATTGCCTCTTGTACGTTCGACTGTTTCACGGCCAAGTAATTGACCGACCTCTTCTCTCGCTTGATAACGTGGTGAAAGTCGATGATAGCAGGGTGCTTCTTACGGCAGTAACTGCAACGCTGCTTCGACTTATACGCTACCCACTCTTGTCTCGCTCTGTCTTTGTACGTCTTAGCTTTTTTGATGATGCTCTTACGGTTCTTCTCGTAATACCTTTTTGAATAAAGTTTCTGCTTCGCTTTGCGTACAACCGGATCCTTGAACACGATACCCCCTAAAGTCTTTTCCTCCAGTACAACGCTTTTGCAAACGAGTATGGAACCTTCGGGGTATATATCAGGAACCCACATATAATCAAGTTGTTAGCACTGTTCATGTTGTCAGTGGTATCCGACACAGCCCATCTATACCCGTGCCTCTTCGCCCATTGAAGTCTTAAACGAATCATCCGACGCTGTATCCCGTGACCTCGGTACGCTTTGATAACACCGCAACGACCTAAATAAATACCATCCTCTATCTGTTGTGATGGAGACAGACAACTAAACGCTACCGGTAAGTCTTTGTGATAGGCGGCCCACCACACCCCGTCCTCGGGGAAATACAGACTATCCGCCGGGAGACAAGACTTCTGCATTATCTTGAGCAGTCTCTTGTTGCCCGGATCTGAAGCATCAATTTGTCGGTAAGTGATCTTCATGGGATAGGATTTTACCCCTCAAAGATGTCACTTCAAGTCCATCATGTTCTCAATTTCCATTCGTAACGTCCTGATTTCTAAGGCTAAAATATGAGCCTCATCCCATAATCCCGCCTTACGTACATTATTTATGGCGTGTTCAACTTTTTGGAGTTGACTCTGCCCATAGCCCCACGGGGCGGCTTTCATCTCGTCCTTCCACGCCCCCGGAGGGGACTCGTCATCTACGATCTTCATGTCTCACCTCCCGTAGTTGTTGCTGCAACTTCCTAATCACATCTTCCTGCCGCTTGGCCTCGTTCATCACACCGGCTCGGTAGGCAAAGGTAAAGAACTTCTCAGCAGCCTCAATACGATCCGGGCTGGACATAAATAACCTTGACCTTTTGGCTACGGCCTTGATGAAGTCCCGCGACGGAATCTCGATTCTGCTTGGCATTTTGCTCTTCCTTCCATATCCGGTAGTCGTACTGCTTGATACCTCGGGACATCGCCGTTGCCATAAAGTACTGCTTGACGCCCCACTCTTTGACTAGATCCTTGTACTTGACCCGCTCACCGTACTTCTGCGCGTATTCCTTACGCTTCAGCAAAAACTTGTACTGCTCAAAGGTAAGAGTCAGGTTGAACCTAGTCGGCTTTGTATAAACGCCTACACGCCTACCCATATTGCCACCGCATACCCAAGTAGAAATGCACCCAAACACAAGACGACTTCAGCGGCCAACGCTCGCCCACGTTCATGAGCAAAGTCAGCTTCCATATCAATGATCTTATTCACTAGCCTTGCGTTTTCCTTTCTCAAACTGTCTATGTATTCGCTGTCCTTCACCAGTAATCCCTCCCACCACGTTTAGCTGCCCACTCGGGGGGCGGAACCCGCCCCCACTCTTTGCGACGATACTCATCGCGTCTCATAAAGAAATTTATTAGCCAACGGATCATGCACCCTTCCTCGCCGTGATCTCACGCTGCAAGTACCACGCAGCCTTCTCAAGATCCTGCACCGGATCGGAAGACTTCTTACCTGCGCGGCTCACATACTTGACCACGTTGCCCAATCGGTAATTAAGATCTTTGGCTTCGATGAAGTCGATTGTCTCAACGCCACCGACTCGGTAGTGCGGAGGATGGTTCACGAAATCCGGCTTCTCAAACGCCGCCTTCATGTAAAGCTTCGGATCAACCACATCCAACGCCTTGTGCATTTCTTTCACGGCCTCAAGGATCTTAGACTTCCTGACCTTCTGCTTGGCCTTGTAGTTACGCAGCACGATGTTGATCAGCGGCTTGCTGTAACGAGTAGCGGCTTCGATCTGTTGTGGAGTCTTACCGTCATCGTACATTTTACGGATGATTTCAGACTTGTTTACTTTTGCTTTCGACATAACTTAATAACTCCTTGCGTAGGTTCTCTACGTTTGTTTCATCAACTATGATTGCGATGCCACCGGCTTTACGTATGTCATCGTGGTTCTTCAACTGAAGTGCGGTGGCTTTCCCACCGTTTGCTTTACACTCTATACCATAAAACAAACCGGCGATACAAATAATAAAATCTGGTGCGCCGCTGTTTCCGTATCCCCCTGTAACTGGCATCGTGTAGTACGCGCCGAGATCTTTGAGGATCTCTTTAACTTTCTTTTTAACCTTGGCCTCGGGTGTCATGGTTCCTCCTTCAGCGTATCATTTGATACGCTGCGTCACCCCGTAGTTCATTTAAAGTTTTATCCGACAAAACTACTGTGTACTCTTTGGGCGATGTCATCCACCCGGTATCACGTAACTGCTCCGGGTAATCAGGATGGTGAGACTGTGGCGGAGCGTTTGGGTACTTACTCCAATCGTAGGCATGAATCATAGCGAGACACATCTTTATCTCGTCGGGCATTGTGTCCAACGTTAGATATCTCTTGAAATAATCTTTACCCACACTAACCACAAACACTCCGTCGTCATCACGTCTCATGTACACCAAGTACTTCTTACCGTATTCGTCGGCGGTATACGCGCAGCGAATTGGACTAGCGGGAAAGGATATGGACATCTACGCTCCCCGGACTCCAACCTGTTTGTGAGTAACAGCCCATCTCAGTAAAGAATTTCCCTCCTTGACATTCCTTCGGCAGCAGGTCGTTGGAGTTACGATGCGTCTTCAGCATCATCATTGAGAACTCAAGACCCTTGCGGTAATCATCAGGGATATCCTCAAACGACGGATACCACTTGCATGGGATCACCTCACGTGCGTACTTGAACGCAGGGATATTCGGCAGGTATTGCCCGTCACGGTACTTGGTCAACGCCTCGGTCATGCCATCGGGGGAGACGCAAGCCATCACTACACCCCTGTTCATACCGGGTATAAATATCCACTTGTCGCTGTCCATGAACTCGACGGACTTCTGTATAGCATTGTTGAACTTGTCGCACCGCTCGTCATACTTTTTCAAGTTATGATCAAGTAATGCCCTCATATCCAACGGCATCTCGGCAAACGTACACTTACCTGCGTAGACCTTCGCTAAGAATGTCACAGCCTCATCGGTCAGCTTGCTAGTAGACATGAGGGGACGACCGGTAAACCGATCATCGCTTATTTGATCGACTATGCTATCTAAGATGCCGCGCAGGTAGTTATCTAAGAAGTTATGTGCTGATACAAGTGCGCTATCGAACGCCTGTGCTGCATCATGCTCAGACTTTACCGAAACTTTACTCTGCACATATTTAGGATTTGAACTCGACAACTGACGGTACGCACCCTCGGGGGTTTCGGTGTGTGAACTGTATGTATGAAATCCGATAGTAGAGTACACAAGGTTGGTGTTACTTATCACTGCCACCGGGATACCCGTAGGCGTAACAAGATTAACTTTAATGACAGCCTCACCATTGAGGAATGTCCCCATCTCAATGAACCCAACGCGCAGGTCTAGGTTCTTGAGTGTCTTGGCTCGGTTGTACAGATTGACAGCGATACCAAACAACGGCGAGCGAATAAACTTCCCCCGCGTATCTGCATCGTTCTGCCCTTCCAAGAACAAATCATTAACGTTAAACGTTATACGATTCTGCTTACCCACTTTAGTTACCTCCAGTCTCGTTGCTTGCATCTTTAATCTTTAAAACTTTCATATCCTCACGCATCTTCCTCGACTGCTCGATGCGTGCGAGTGTCTTCCTGTCCTGCTCCAATACATAATTAGTCACGTGTGTACGCTTGAAGTCAGGGGGTGGAATTAACTCTTCCTCCTTAGTCTTCATCGTCCATCTCTCTGTTCATCCACGACATATCGTCAATGATTTCATTTCCCAACTCAATCAAACGATCCTTTAACTTGTCCGGATCTGCATCTAGCAACTCCTCGGGTGTGAACACCACGACGGCACAACCCATTTCCTCCAAGGCACGAACGTGCTTGACCACTTCTTGCATATTAGTTTCTTCGTACATCTCACTATCTCCTAACCCAACTCAATCGGGGCGCGGTCTTCAAAGTTCACCCAACCTTTCAGTACGGATGAGATTGAGTACGTACCGTTATACTTCTTACCCACCCATGCAGAGAGTCTCTTGTCTCCTATGTGTGCGATTTTATCCTTCGCTTCTTTCGCTGCGTGTTCCCACGCATCCACGCTAGGTTTATTACCCTTCACATCACTCTTTACCAAACTTATTGAATTGTTCTGATGGTCGTAGACCACAAATGTAACTTTCATCTCGCTACCTCCTTACGCTTTGACAATAACCTTCTGACCCTTCGGCGGATCGAACGCTTGGTGTCCGTTCTCAGTGATCAGCCACACCGTAGGTATCGCTGTGTCCCACTTAACGCTCGACTCCAAGTGACCATCAGTAAACACCACCATACAATCAGCATTAAGATTGTTCTTAATGATGTACTCACTGACGCACGTAGCTCGTGTACCACCACCGCCCATCGGCTTGAGCATCGACGCGATACCCGCATAGTTACCCTCGAACACCTGCTCGCCATGCACCTCGGTGTCCCACCACAACACGCGAACACGATCAGGCGGCAGCGTCTCGCACAACTCAGCAACACGTGACGCAACCTTGGCAATGTCTGCGTTACCGATAGAGCCTGACGTGTCGATAGCGAGGATCACCTCACCGATTGTTTCGTTAACCGTACTAGGCAGGTAGTAGTCATCGGCCAAACGATTCTTATTGAACCGCCGCCACGTAAACTCATCCTTGCCACGTACGTTCGATGTCCAAAAGTCTTGGAGTACCTCGCGCCAGTCAATGTCTGGCTGCATCAAGTCTTCGATGACACGGGGGATCTTCGCACCGAACCGACCGGCCAACATACCGCCTTGGTGTATCGCCTCGTCGATCTTGCGACCAACCTCCTCAACCTGTTCGACAGTCATACCCTCCATAGACTCGCCGTCATGCTCATCAAGCGCAGTCTGCGGGCGACCGCCGCCACGTCCCGACTGCATCTCTTTCTTCAGATACTCATACACACGACGCACCGACCAATTGTGGAACATCGGGTCATAGCATCCACCCTTGGGCAGAGCGAGTAACGTCGGAAACTTCTTGCCGATCTCCACGATGATGTCGTTAACCACGTAGTCCATCGCAATGTTCGACAGTCTGCTGTTCTCCTTCATCAAGTCACGGTGACGTGGGATGTGCTTCAGCATGACGTGCAAGGTTTCGTGCAGCACAAGACCCGCGATCTCTTGATCAGACAGCTTCTCTAGAAACTTTCTGCCGTATCGCTTGTTATACCCATCCGTGTACGCAGTCGGACATTGCTTCTCGTCGTCAACGATGGAAGTCTCACCCATCAGGATGACACCGCCGTACAAGCAAGTCTCGGGGTGACGGATCAGTTTGATATTCGCCTTCTTCAGGCGCGTCTCAATGTCTACGATTCTTTCAGCCAAGTTCATATCACTACCTCTTCCTGTTTGACCACGATCTTGTAACCAAGTTCCTTAATCAGAAACAATTCTGTCCGGGTAAAAGTTCTACGGTGTGCGAGCCTTGCCAATAGCGCAGCCTTCGGACACTCGGGATAGAACCTCTCTGACCCATACTGTTCACGACGTTTAATTACGATCTCCATACACACCTCACGGCATCAACAGTTCAAGGTTCTTCATGCCCCACTCGCGCAGGTCGTTGTTGTTCTTAGCCAACCGAGCGGTACGCTTAGACTCGAACGCCATCGAATAGAAGCAAGTCTTTGCCTCGTCGGATGGAATCCGTTTGACGAACGTCATGAACGCCGACAGGTCATCTTGCGTCTCGATAGTGTCCACCGCATTGAACATCGTCATGAACAACGCAGCCGGACGCTCGGGGATTGGCGTAGTGTCAGGGTTATCAATGATCGTCTTAACTGACACCAACTCTTTCTCCATCGACATGAACGCAGCGATAGATTCAGCGAACGCACCACCGCACAGACCTGCCAACGCTGCTTGCGCCACGTATGTACCCAACTTGTCACGCTGCTTGATCACCGCATCAGCACCAACCAATGATCGGGGCGTGACGAAAGATGTAATAGGCTTCGTCGGATTGAAGATGTACGGATTGTTCTCCTGCCCACCGTCGAGATACGACGCGAGCGAGTTAGAGTTCATCGCCACCCACGCACGAACAACGCGAGAGATACCGTTATCAGTTGCCCACAAACTCCAACGCCGGGCATCGGGCTTGCGTACATTGATCACACACAGACGATTCAGTACGTGCGCCGACAGCGTGTCACCCACACCATCAGTGACGTTATTACCCGTTGCGAACACGACGCTGTTGGGGGGTAACTTGGTATCGCCTACAGTTCTCTCTAGCATGAGTCGGGTAAAGATAACTTGCAGCAACTTGTTTGCCTTGGTCACCTCGTCAAGCATGATCATCTTTGGCTTGGGCGAATCCAACTTGAACAACTCAGACACATACGATTGCAATGTCTTGGTCTCATGATCAGGAATCCGCATCACCACGTCGGACACGTCCATCACCGGGCAGTCTGCGTAGATATAGTCATACGCATCGCCGTGCATAGCCTCCAAGTTCTTCAGCACCGTTGACTTGCCGATACCCGGCTCGCCACGCAGCAAGATCGTGCGCTGCTGTCCAATCGTTGAGATCAACACCGGTACGTCGTTAAGTTCGACCGGGTTGTTAAAGTTAATTGTCTTGTTACTCATGTCTGCTACCTCGTTGCGTATCAATTGATACGGTTATGTTCAAACGCTCACGCCGAATTTGCTCAGGATGTCGTCGATACCTTCCTTTATGACCACACGTTGCGTGTCAGAGTTCCGTAGTTTTTCAATCTCTACACCCTCCAACAGTTTCGACAGTCCCGCTCGGGCTTCCTCCAACTTCGGGTCAGCCACCAAATTAAACTCCTTGAATGTGTCGCATAACTCGCGGGCACGATCCAACGTGGAGTCATACAGTTTTCTACGACGCACCTTGACCTCGCCGTTACTGTCCACCGTCGTCTCGACCTCGCAGCAATACGAGATAGACTTCATGATGTCGAGTAACTGTTCGGTCTGCTTCGACAGGATGCTCTCGACCATGCGCTTGGCTTGCCTGTTGTAGTGCGTAGCCATGTCATCAATTAAGTCTTGTGCGATAGCACAGCGGAAGTCGCCCGTAGGTACTTCGTATTGGAATAAATCCACCGAAAACTTGTGTGCGAGTTCAGTCACGTCGGGGTATTCGCTGCGATCAAACATATCGCCCTGTACAAAGGCCATGTTCGACACGATGGCCGGGTACTTGTCCAAGAATTCATCGACCAACTCATTGAACCTAAGCTCATGCTCCCGAAACTCGGTGTGAAACTTAGTCAGGTTGGCGATGGGTAATAGGCGTTGCGATCCCGCCCAGTCATACGTGCACCGCTGCACCCAGTTATAGATGGTCTGACGATAGTTCAGCACCGCTTTGTGTTCGGCGTTCTTGGCAAGAAGATTCTTCACAAACTTGCCGCTGTCGGTGCTGGCCTTCTTCGCCGTCGTCACCTCGTCGCTGATCTGCTTGTCTTGCACCGTCGCGTTCCACACGTGCGACTCGACCGAAACTAGGACACATGAAGTGGCTAGTGAAACGATGTGGTTCGGCTTGTTCAGTAGATTGTCAGTCATGTTGCTACCTCGTTAGTTCCGTATCATTTGATACGCTGTTAGTTGTTACGTTCTAACTTCGACTCTAAATAACGCCGATATGCGTCGGCTGCTATAACCTTAGACCCGAGTTCATCGCGTAAGTTCCGTAGTTTTTGCAAGTTTTCTAAGACTTTTTCTAACTCATCTCGGATGTGTTTCATCTCTACCTCGTTCATTACTCTGCTCCATCTCGTTCACCTCGCTACCTTGTTCAGACACTTCAGCAGCGCCCTATCAGACACCACCACGTAATTACTCTTGTGCATCGGTACGATTGTGTGCCGTACCTTGCGAGCATCGGCCTCGCCACAGCGTAGGCAGGTAATGAACCCCGCCTCGACTCGCTTGGCTGCGACCTGCTCCATCTGACACTTCACGCACCACATAGTTCCCACTTCGCCACCTCCGTATCATTTGATACGCTCGAATAGTCCCAATCTTGACGCTCACCAAGTAGGAATTTTTCCCCCGCAAGCGTCACCTAAAAAACTAAATCCTCACGTGGACACTGTGAGTACCGCAAAACGAACCCAACAGCACCGCGAGAACCCAACGGATGCAACCATCCGTCTCATATATTTAGACCGCGAGTTTCGGGATTAGTTCCCGTGGAAAGCGTGATTTTTTAAAGTTTTTTACATCGCTGCTGTGTTTTGTTCCGCTTGTTCCACTGACATTGTGAGTTCTTGACGTTCTTGGCGATGGCTTTGCGGGGTGGTGACCCCCCATACCGGGTTCCCTACGCACGCGTCATATGTTGTTTTTCTTGGCGATGGCTATTTAATTAGGGTATAGGCTTGGCCTACTCGGAATCACCGTATCAATTGATACGCTGCTTGGATTGTCGCGTGGGTGAGATAATCTGTTCCATTTGTTCCAAATGTTCCAAAATGAAGATTGGGATTATTCTTCAAGATTTTGGGGGTCGGGTCAAACGTAAGTGCTTGATTTTGTTAGAGTAGTAGTAGTAGTTTTTTATAAAAATATATATATAAAGGCGTTTTGTTCCAATGTTCCAAAAATAGTGAATTGGAAAGAGCCGGAGAGTAAAAATTGCGTGGGGGGACTTCATTTTATTTTTTAACAAATGACGCTGCGTGTCCCCCCTCCCCCTTGCCAAACTTTGTTCATCATCTTGGAACATTGGAACATTGGAACAAAACGAGTTAAGTCTTTGATTCACAAAGTAAAATCTTGTTCCAAGCGTTTTCCGGTTTTGGAACAAACTCAGTCGGGGGCTTGGAACAAACTCGTTCGCACTCATCCAGAACTGGCTTCACACAAAGAACTGGCTTCGTTGAGAACTGGTCTCGATTAGAACTGGTCTCGCGGAGCGAGGCCGAACGGCGTCGGCGAGATGTGGCGCAAAAACGACAAAGCCCCGCCGGGTTTCCCCGGCAGGGCGGCGTATCAATTGATACGGGCGGCGCTTACTTTTTGCGGCGCTTGGCTACTTGGTCGAACAGATTGTCGATCAAGGCCTGAGGCGGATTGGATGCCAAGAACGCATCGAGATTGGCAAGAATGGTATCAGGCGACGGCGCTTTTTTAGTCTTGCCCGACTCGCCCGCGCTATCCTCTTTCGGCCACAGAATCTGATTCACGCGCTGCAACTTGGTGCGGCCGAAGTCTTGAATCTTGCCCCAGACTCGCTTTTCTTCTGAGTCCTTTACCCACTCAGCCCGCTGAGTTTCGGTCGATTCCATGACCATGCGCGCCAATTCCATGTTGACGCCTTTGCGTGGTCGATTGCAGTACTGCGAGCGGTAGGCAGCTCGGAGAGTGTCGCAAGCATCGTCGAAGACTTTCGTGCCCTTGGCGGTATCCAAGTCTAAGCCTTGCCCCACGAGATACTCGTGGAACATCGCAGCAGTACCAGCCGCGCCACCGTCCAAAACGTCAGCCGCACGATCCTCAGCCTTGACCTGTTCAACCGCATGAGCCGCCAGAATTGCGAGTGTGATCTTATTCATATCGTGTTACCTCTTTGACTGAGCAGCGATGTGCCGCCCTTGTACCCATTTAGACAATGTGGGTTCGCGATAGTTCCGCAATATCAAAACTTTTTTTGACGATATTTCGATCGCCGTATCATTTGATACGCGACCCCGTACCCGCTTGGCAGGACGAAACCGGGCAGAGTCAGACCCCACCCACCCCGTATGCCCCGATTCTGATTGGGACTCCGACTGATCCGCCCATACACTTAGCTCGACACAAACGACGTACACATTTTGAAAACTTGGCCAACTAGACCCCACCCCCTCGCCTATAAAACACCCCCGGTTGTCTTTTTGGTACCATGCTGTTTTAATACATATATATTGTGTTGACCTAGGGTTCTTGGTTCCCTCTAAGCCATGCAAGATTTGCTCATACCTGAAATTGACGAGAACATCCCCCTGCCCGCTAACGCGGCGGAAGCCTTGCCTGACCTCACTCCCGAAGCGGAGATCGAGATGCGGGCGAGAAGTATTAAGCTAATTGCTGATATGACCGGCACCCCGCTGTGCCCTGACGAGAATGACATCTCGGCAGCTAGAGAGATTGCCACTGCCCACCTTGCTAACCCGAAGACTCGGGTTGATTACAGCAAGTACCCGAACGAAACGATGGCGTACCTCGCGGGTTTGGTCGCGCAGGGCAACTGTATGCTCGTAGATGACCTATCAGAACTCAAACTCTACGTCGTCAATAAGCTTGTATATGAAGTAGAGCACGCAGATAGCAGCAAAACGCGCATCAGTGCTCTCGCTAAGTTGGGCGAAGTGGACGGAATCGACGCATTTAAGAAGCGTAGTGAGACGACACACATCATTAAGCCCATCGAAGAGGTCGAGAAAGAGCTGATGTCGGTGCTTGAAGGCATCGAATACAAGGTTTTGGAGGACGGTAAGGAGGTAGTCAGTGGCTCTGATGGCTAGAGATGCTACGGTGCAGGAGCGTTTGGCGCACTGCGAGCCGTGTGAGCACAACAAAATGGGTATCTGTAAGCGTTGTGGCTGCATTATTAAGGGCAAAGTGCGGTTTGCGGGCCAAAGATGTCCGATTGGGCTGTGGAGTCGTGAAAGTCAGGGCATTCGGGACCTACTCGGTCAGTAAAATATCGTGCAACTGACCCAAGAAAACCTCGTAAAGCTCCGTCAAGCATTGCCAACGATGCCTGATAAGGAGAAACGGCGTGTTGCAGAGCTTCTGAAGCAGTATCAGAACCAAATTACGCAGAAACTAGGCAAAGATTCGTTCCTAGACTTCATCCATCACGTGTATCCGGGCTATAAGGTTGGCCCGCACCATAAGAAACTTGCCAAAATCTTTGAAGAAATAGCCGAAGGCAGAAAGAAGCGGGTGATCGTCAATATCGCCCCTCGTCACGGCAAGTCAGAGATGATCAGTTACCTAGCACCTGCGTGGTTCCTAGGCAAATACCCGCAGAAGAAGGTGATTATGGCCTCACACACCGCAGATTTGGCGGTGAACTTTGGTAGACGGGTGCGTAACTTAGTTGGAGGAGAAGGCTACCGTGACATCTTCCCTAATGTCTCTTTGCAAGCTGATAGTAAGTCTGCTTCACGATGGGGTACTAATTTTAATGGTGAGTATTTTGCTATCGGTGTTGGCGGTGCTCTTGCTGGTCGAGGCGCTGATCTGTTCATTATTGACGATCCCCATTCAGAACAGGAAGCTAAACAAAATCGCGCAGATGTTTTTGAACCGGCTTGGGAATGGTTCCAGTCAGGCCCCGTCCAACGACTAATGCCGGGTGGCGCGATCATCGTGGTGATGACGCGGTGGAGCAAGATGGACCTGACGGGGAAGATCGTCGATCACATGACCCGCGAGGAAGGGGCAGATCAGTGGGAAGTAGTTGAGTTCCCTGCCATCCTGAACGACAAACCCCTATGGCCCGACTTTTGGGGTATCGACGAGTTATTGGCGAAGAAAGCCTCGATGGACGTGCGGTATTGGCAAGCCCAGTACATGCAGGAGCCGACCTCCGAAGAAGGTGCCCTGATCAAGCGCGAGTGGTGGCAGGTGTGGGACCGAGAGATCCCGCCCTCATGTGAGCACATTATTATGACGCTCGACGCCGCGCAGGAGAAAACCAACCGGTCGGACTACAACGCCCTGCTGACTTGGGGTGTCTTTAAGAACGAGTCCACGCAGAACTACAACATTATCCTGTTGAACGCGATCAAGGAGCGGCTTGAGTTTCCGGAGCTAAAGGAGCTTGTGCTAGAGCAGTACAAGGAGTGGCAGCCGGATACGTTCGTGGTCGAGAAGAAATCTAACGGCGCGGCGCTGTATCAGGAGATGCGGAGAATGGGCGTGCCGATTGCGGAGTTTACGCCGGGTAAGGGTCAGGACAAGATCAGCCGGGTCAATGCCGTAACCGACCTCTTTTCTTCAGGTATAGTTTGGGTGCCTGACCGACGATGGGCTTGGGAGGTTGTGGAAGAGTGTAATGACTTCCCGGCAGGAACCCATGATGACTTGGTGGACGCTACCACTTTAGCCCTACTCCGCTTCAGGCAGGGGGGATTTATTCGTCTTCCCTCGGATGAACCGGAACCGACCCGATGGTTTAAGAGCCATCGGCGTGAAGGCTTTTATTAGGAGATATTGAGATGGCCGTCGATAAAAGTTTGATGGAGGCTCCCCAAGGTATCGCGGTCCTCGCCGCCGAGATGGAGCCGGTTGAAGTCGAGATTGAGATCGAGCCGATGTCCGAAGAGGACGGGGCGATTGTAGAGTTCCAAAAGTCTAAGCCTCGGGCGGAAGAGTTCGATGCGAACCTCGCCGACTTTATGAGCGAAAGCGAGTTGCAAACCCTCGCTTCGGAACTGATCGGGCACTACGAACAAGACCTCTCCTCCCGTAAGGATTGGCTTGATACCTACGTCAAAGGTTTGAAGATCCTTGGCATTCGGTACGAGGAGCGTACTGAGCCGTGGCCGGGTGCGTGTGGCGTGTTCCACCCGCTCTTGATGGAGTCGGCCGTCAAGTTTCAGTCTGAGACTATTATGGAAGTCTTTCCGGCGATGGGGCCGGTCAAGGCCAAGATTGTTGGTAAGGAAACGGCAGAGAAGAAGGATGCCGCGATCCGCGTTGCGGATGATATGAACTACCAACTCACTGAGGTGATGAAGGAGTACCGCCCTGAGCATGAGCGGATGCTGCTCTCCCTCGCCCTGTCGGGTAACTCATTTAAGAAGATCTATTACGACCCGAGCCTTGGGCGTCAGACGGCGGTGTATATCCCCGCTGAAGATATCGTGGTGCCGTACGGCGCGGCAAACTTGGAGACGGCTGAGCGTGTTACGCACCGGATGCGTAAGACGAAGAACGAGTTGAGAAAGCTGCAGTACGCCGGGTTCTATCGTGATGTGGACTTGGGTGACCCAGTTCGCATGATGGACGAGGTGGAGAAACAGAAGGCCGAGGACCAAGGGTTCTCAGCGTCAATGGACGACCGGTTCCAGCTACTTGAGATGCACGTCAACCTTGAGTTGGCGGACTATCCGGACACTGACGAGGACAACAACGAGACAGGGATCGCACTGCCGTACGTGGTGACGATTGAGAAGGGGACAGGGACGGTCCTAGCGGTCCGTCGTAATTGGAAGGAAGACGATGACCTCAAGCAAAAACGACAGCACTTCGTCCACTACGGATACATACCCGGATTTGGATTTTACTACTTCGGCCTTATTCACCTTATCGGGGGACATAGTAAAGCTGCAACCTCGCTCCTTCGACAACTCGTCGATGCGGGAACTCTCAGCAACCTTCCGGGTGGTCTCAAATCTAGAGGACTCCGAATTAAGGGAGACGATACTCCGATTGCACCGGGAGAATGGCGAGACGTAGACGTACCGAGTGGTGCGGTGCGCGACAACATCCTGCCGCTTCCGTACAAAGAACCGTCGCAGACTCTTGCGATGTTGATGGACAAGATCGTTGAGGAAGGACGCCGCTTCGCTGCTGTGTCGGACCTGAAAGTTAGCGATATGTCCTCGCAGGCTCCGGTGGGTACTACGCTCGCTATCTTGGAGCGCGTGCTGAAGGTGATGTCGGCTGTACAGGCCCGCATTTACTACGCGATGAAGCAGGAGTTCAAACTCCTCGCCGGAATCATCCGAGACTATACGCCGGAGGAGTACAGCTACGAGCCGGAAGTCGGCGGTCGCAAGGCTAAAAAGGCTGACTATGATGATGTCGATGTCATCCCGGTAAGTGACCCGAATGCGGCAACGATGTCGCAGAAGGTCGTGCAGTACCAAGCCGTGATGCAGTTGGCTCAAGCGGCCCCGCAGTTGTACAACATGCCGTATCTGCACCGTCAGATGATTGAGGTGCTTGGCGTTAAGAATGCGGACAAGTTGGTGCCGATGCCGGACGATCAGAAGCCACGCGATCCGGTCACGGAGAATATGGACGCTATGACGGGCAACCCGCTCAAGGCGTTTATCTACCAAGACCACGAAGCCCACATCGCTGTCCACATGGCGTTTGGTCAAGACCCGAAGTTTGCTCAGATGATCGGGCAAAACCCGATGGCGCAGCAGATCACCTCGTCGCTTCAGGCTCACATCATGGAGCACTTGGCGTTCCAGTACCGCCGAGATATCGAGAAGCAGTTGGGTGTGGCGTTGCCGCCGTTGCCGTCCGAGGACACCGAGGAGTACGAGCTTACGCCCGAGTTGGAAGTGCAGATCTCGCAGGTGTCGGCTGTGGCCGCGCAGCGTCTGTTCCAGAAAGATCAGGCCGAGGCTCAGGCTCAGCAAATGGCTCAGCAAATGCAGGACCCGCTCGTGCAAATGCAGCAGATGGACTTGCAGATCAAGCAGATGCAGGCCCAGACAAAGCAGATGCAGGTGCAGATGGAAGCTCAGGCAAAGGCAGAAGAGATTCGCCTCAAAGAGCAGAAAAACTTCATCGACGCGGCTGCCAAAGAAGACGAGTTACGACTGCGAGAGGCAGAGATTTCTGGTCGGCAGCAGCTTGAAGCAGCACGCTTGGGTGCGGACATTGAGAAGCACAAAGCGCAAGAATCCAACAGGCAGCAGCTTGAGGGAACAAAACTTGGTGTCGAGATTGCGAGGGCGAAGGAACAAGCAGATCAGCGCCGTATCAATCCGATGGCAAGCAGTGTGAGGTCGAGAAAAATCGGTCAACCAAAGGAGTAATTCATGGCGTACTCAAACGCTCTTGAGTATCTAACAGCGAAGTTAGACGAAGAGCGCACATTGATTGTTGAAGCTTTGATCCAAGGCAAATTGGATGAAGGTGAATACAAAAGACTTTGCGGGGCGTTACAGGGTCTTGAACTCGCAAAGAACCACATCAAAGACCTTGCAAAACGCTTGGAGCGCGATGATGAGTAGTATTGATATTGAGAAAACACAGGAAGAGGCTGCTAAAGCCAAACTACTGCCAGAACCCAAAGGCTACCGAATGCTATGTGCGGTTCCGCACGTAGAGGAGGAGTTTGAGGGCGGGATCATTAAAGCGGACGACACTAAACGCACTGAGGAACTGACTACGGTGGTCCTCTTTGTCGTGAAGATGGGCGAGCTTTGCTACAAGGATCAGGACCGGTTCCCCGCCGGTCCGTGGTGTAAGGAGGGTGACTTTATTCTCACCCGCCCCTATGCCGGTACCCGCGTAGTTATCCACGGACGAGAGTTCCGCATCATTAACGACGACACGGTGGAAGCGGTGGTCCAAGACCCCCGTGGCATCCGTCGCGCATGAGGTAAAACATAATGTCTATTGATAAGAACGAATTTAAGTTCCCTGATGAGATTGAGGCAGAAGCCGCTGAAAAAGCGGGATCTACCCAAGAAGCCTCCGGGGACGATATCTCTATTGAGATTGAAGACGATACCCCGCCGGAAGACCGGGGTCGGAAGCCCCTGCCCAAGGAAGTAGTTAACGAACTCGATAACGACGATCTTGAGGAGTACTCTGAGAAGGTCAAGAAGCGCCTGTCTCAGATGAAGAAGGTGTGGCATGACGAGCGCCGCGAGAAAGAGCGGGCCGTCCGGGAGCGTGAGGAAGCCCTGCGGTTTGCTCAGGCCCGTGAGCAGGAGATTAAGCAACTTAAAAACCGACTTGGGCACAACGAACAGGCATTTATTAAGGAGGCTGAGAAATCAGCAACCACTGACCTGACCGTAGCCAAGGAGAAGCTGAAGCAGGCTTATGAGGCAGGCGATGCTGAACTGATCGCTAATGCTCAAGAGGCTATGACTGACGCTAAGCTCAAGCTCCAGAACCTGTCTCGTATAAAACCCTCTTTACAACGGGAAGAGGAAAGAGTAGAACAGAATCAACAGGTAACGACACCTCCGGTGGCCCCTGCGTCTAAAGCCGATCCAAGGGCTGAAGCGTGGCGGGATAAAAACACTTGGTTTGGTGTGGACGAGGAGATGACCGCCCTCGCGCTCGGCCTGCACGAAAAGTTGGTCCGGAGCGGCGTAGATCCTAGTTCGGATGATTACTACCGCCGAGTCGACGATACGATGAGGAAAAGATTCCCCGAGGCGTTTGACGACGCCGAAGAGGATGAACAACCTCAAACGAAGCAGGCTCAAAAGCCCGCTCGCGCAAATAAGCCAGCCAATGTGGTGGCTCCAGTTACGCGGGGAACCGCGCCGCGTCAGGTCCGCCTGACACCGACTCAAATTGCCCTAGCCAAAAAACTTGGCATTAGCAATCAAGAGTACGCAAAAGCAATGATCGAAATGGAGAACGGCAATGGCTGATAACAGACTCGCACGCGAAGTCGAGAACAGAGAATCCGCGCAACGCAAAATGGCGTGGACACCGCCTCAAACACTCCCTGAACCGGAGCCGCAAGAGGGTTGGGTGTTCCGTTGGATCCGGACGAGCATTATGGGTCAAGCAGATCCCTCTAATACGTCTGCGAAATTCCGGGAAGGTTGGGAGCCGGTTAAGGCTTCTGAACAACCCAAATTGATGATGCAAGCTGATCCTAATGGACGTTTCAAAGACAACATTGAGATCGGTGGTTTGTTGCTTTGCAAGGCTCCGGCTGAGCTAATGAAACAGCGTGATGGGTACTACACCCAGCAAGCGAAGGCTCAGATCCAGTCTGTAGACAACAACTTTATGAGGCTGAACGACGAGCGTATGCCCCTCTTTAATGAGAGGAAAACGACGGTCTCGTTTGGCAAAGGCAAATAAATTCACTTTAGGAGTATCAAATGGCTTATCCCACTGTTGATGCACCTTACGGTTTGAAGCCGGTCAATCTGATCGGTGGACTTCCGTTTGCGGGTGCTACGCGACAGATTCCGATTGGGAACAACTACGGCACCGCCATCTATAACGGCGATGTGGTTCAGTTGAACTCGTCGGGAAATGTCATCATCACGACCCTTCAGAACGATATTTCCCCGATTGCGGGCGTTATCGGCGTGTTCCTCGGCTGTTCGTACACGAACCCGACCACGAAGCAGAAGCTCTTCTCGCAGTATTATCCGGGAAGCGTTGCGGCTGACGACATCACGGCCTACGTTGCCGATGATCCGAATGCCCTCTTCAAGGTTGTGAACGTGACGAGCAACGTTGCGAACAGCACCTCGGGCGGCCTTCTCCCGGCTTATGTTTCCCGCGCCAACTCGTTTGGCACGAACGCGGAACTCGTTCTCAACACGGGTTCTTCGATCACGGGTGACAGCAAGATGGGTGTGTACATCAACAACGTAGCGACTTCGTTGCCGTTCCGTGTGGTTGATGTGGTGGTGGACACTGCGAATAGCAGCGGCAACATTGTCGAGTTCATCGTCAAGTTCAACGCTGGTTACCACGCGTATAACAACGCGTCGGGCACCTAATAGGAGTCTTAAGAAATGGCTATTTCACGCGCACAATTACTTAAGGAACTCCTGCCGGGCTTGAATGCCCTGTTCGGCCTTGAGTACAAGCAATATGGTGAGGAGCACAAGGAGATCTACGAGACTGAGACCTCCGAGCGTTCCTTTGAAGAAGAGACGAAGCTGAGCGGATTCTCCGCTGCCCCGGTCAAGCCGGAAGGCCAAGCCATTGCGTACGATAACGCGCAGGAAGCTTGGACGGCTCGTTACAACCACGAGACGATTGCTCTCGGCTTCTCCATCACGGAAGAGGCTGTGGAAGACAATCTGTACGACTCGCTCAGCAAGCGTTACACGAAGGCTCTTGCTCGCGCTATGGCGTACACGAAGCAGGTTAAGGCTGCCTCGGTCCTGAACAATGGCTTCGCCTCTGCCTATGCTGGCGGTGACGGACAGCCCCTGTTCTCGGCCTCGCATCCGCTTGTTTCGGGCGGCACCAACAGCAACCGTTTGACGGCGTCGGATCTCAACGAAACCTCGTTGGAAGCGGCTGTCATTCAGATTGCTGGTTGGACCGACGAACGTGGTCTCTTGATCGCGGCGAAGCCCGGCAAGCTCATCGTTCCCCCGGCTTTGATGTTCACTGCCAAGCGTCTTCTCGACACGGAACTCCGTGTTGCGACCGCTGACAACGACATCAACGCTCTGAAGGCGATGGGTTCGATCCCCGGTGGCTACACCGTGAACCACTTCCTGACCGATCCGAATGCTTGGTTCTTGACGACCGACGTTCCGAACGGCATGAAGCACTTCGTTCGTACCCCGCTGGCTAACAGCATGGACGGCGATTTCGACACCGGCAACGTCCGGTACAAGAGCCGCGAGCGTTATAGCTTCGGCTGGTCGGATCCGCTGGGCATGTTCGGTTCGCCGGGCGCGTCCTAATAGGACCGGGAGGGGGGCTTCGGCCCCCCTTTCTTTTTTTGGGTACTAAGGGTATATAGTCGTCATCGGGAAAAATCGCTTATCAGACAGCCCCGACTGACGACATGCAGACTGATAAGCACAACTCGCATGTGAGGAATTGAAATGGCAAATACTACTTTTTCGGGACCGGTTCGTTCACAGAACGGCTTCCAGTCCATCAGCATCAACAGCACCACGGGTGCGGTAACGGTCAACTCTTCTTTCGGCACCGACGTAGTTCTCGGCACCCAATCACTCTCGGGTGCGGGTGCGGTTGATATTACCAACGCGTTCACGTCGCTCACCACGTCCGGTCTGTCGCAGGCCCTGACTCTTGCTAATGGCGTAGTCGGCGAAATGAAGGTCATCGTTCACGCGGTTGACGGTGGTTCGGCGGTTCTGACCCCGGCCACGGCGATTGGATTCTCAACCGTCACGTTTGCTGCGGTTGGTGACAGCGTTACGCTGATCTACACCTCGGCTGGCTGGGCGATTCTTGCATCCCGTGGCGTGACTATCGCCTAATAGGAGCCGCTAATGGCTATGCAAACAGACGTTTTAGCCAGTCAACCTCTGATCGCTGATGGTCAGTTGCTTGATCAAGCTGGGAACGTGATTGGTCGCGCACGTGTTAAGGCTATCCGTATTATCCCGACTGCCAGCAGTGCAGGCTCTGTTGTGCTGAAAGACGGCGGGACAAGCGGTCCTATCAAAATCACTGTCAATGTCTTCCCCGCTTCAACGGGGCCGGACTATATGTTGCTACCGGGGGAAGGTCTGCTTTTCCAGACCAATGTCTACGCGGACATCACCACGATTGCATCAGTGACGGTGATCTATGGCTAAAACTCCTGCGTGGCAACGCAAGGAGGGGAAGAACCCTAAAGGCGGTTTAAACGCTGCTGGCAGGGCTTCCTACAACCGCGCGAACCCCGGTAAGCCGGGACTTAAGGCTCCGCAGCCTCAAGGCGGTGCTCGTAAGAAATCTTTTTGTGCCCGGATGTCGGGGATGAAGAAGAAACTGACGAGCGCCAAGACTGCGAATGACCCGAACTCCCGTATCAACAAAAGTCTTCGAGCGTGGAATTGCTGAAGATGAAACAAGAGAGTCAAGAAATCGTTAAGACCGTTGGCGATGCAGTCTCGGTCTTCACCGTGGTAGGGACGTTGGTAAACATGCTCCCGTCAATTGCAGCATTAATCACAATTGTGTGGACGAGCATCCGTATCTACGAAACTGATACGGTGAAGGACTTTATTAGTCGGTGGAAAGACCGTGCCAAGTAAGTCCGGTAAACAACATCGTTTGATGGCGGCGGTTGCCCATAACAAGGCATTTGCCAAGAAGGTCGGTGTCCCACAGTCTGTGGGTCGTGATTACGTTAAGGCCGACAAAGGCCGCAAATTCAAAGGTAAATCCAAATGAAAGAGTCCAAAGCAATGGCAAAGAAGGAGATCGCCTTCATGAAGAAGAAAGGCGCTCCGAAGTCCATGATCAAGCATGAGAAGGCCGAGTACGGCATGAAGAAGGGCGGCATGGCGAAGTCTGGCGGTTCATTCCGCAAGGCCGCTGATGGCGTTGCCAGCAAGGGCAAGACCAAGGTCAAGATGGTCAAGATGAACAAAGGCGGGTACTGCTAATGAGTAAGAATGCTCGTAAACCTGTAATGCCTCCAACGTCGCCCCGCGACGACTTGGTTCCTCCGCACATGCTGCCGGATGTCCCGACGATTAAGCCGGGTGCTGGGTTTGGCGACGATATCAAGAAGGCTCCCGCTCCGAAGCCCAAGAAAATGGCTGGTGGTGGTATGGCTTCCTCTGCTTCGCGTCGGGCTGACGGCATCGCTGTGAAGGGTAAGACTCGCTGCAAGATGGTGTAACCATGAAGCGCAAGGTAAAACGATTCCAAGAAGGCGGGCTGGGCTACGAAGAAGCCCCAAAGCCGGGAAAGCAGTCGGATAAAAAATCTTCTGGCAAGAAGTCGGGTACTCGTATGACGGCTTCGCGCGGCATGGGAGCGAGCAGTGCTACTCCTTCTCGTCGCGTTAGTTCGATGGAGTTCATCAAGAAGTACGAGACTTCTGATCCGTCGAAGCGCGTTAAAGAAGAGGCCGAAACGACTGTTGAGCGAACCAAGTCTGGTTTGCCGGGGGATCGTTCTACCTCGTTTCGTGAACAGCGCGGGATTGCTAAGGGCGCTATGGACCTAGATCAAAAGGACGTTGATCGTGCTCTGAAGTCTATGAGGACCGTTGGTGAGGCGGCTGCGGCCACGGCTTTGGGTCAAGGTCTGAGCGTAGCGTCTAAAGCCAACCTCCCCTTGCGTCTTAAGCAAATGCTCCGCCGTCGTGAGACGGAGAAAGCGAATGTGGCGGAACGGGCCACAGATAAAGCTGGCGAAGCTGCCCGTAAAGGTATGTCTCGCCGGGGCATCCCGCGCTACGACGAAAGGTATCGCGCTAGTTCGGAAGGGTCTGACCGTCGCGCTGCCTATGCAGACGAATTGCCGGAAGGACTCAAGTTCAAGCGTGGCGGCGCTGTTAAGTCATCGGCCTCCAAGCGTGCTGACGGTATCGCTCAGAAAGGTAAGACCAAAGGACGGTTTATCTAAATGCAGCGCATCCCTAAATATACTGCGGGGATGTTCAAAAAGAAGATGCCCCGGTTTGGGTCATCCGGAGTTCGTATGCCTCGTATGCCTAAGCCTCCAAAGCCTCGTGCGAAGAAGTTCCAAGACGGCGGCGAGGTTGATGAGGTCATCGTCGGTCCCGGCGCTGCTCAGCAGGAATACTCTAACGAGATCTCGCAGAGTGAGAAGCGTAGAAAGGAACGTGCGTTAGCGGCAGAGAAGAGCCTCGTAAAGCGGTATCTAGCGGCGTCCAAAAAGGCCGGTGCTAAGAAGCCTGAGTCAGTAGAGATGGATCGGGAAACGCTCCGTCGTGAGTTCGATGCTTACATGCAAGAGCAGGAACTTAAGAAGAAGCAGGCTGAGGCTGAGTTCCGACGAGACATGAAGCAAGGCATTCGTACGGCCCGTAGCGGTGGCAAGATGGAGTCTTGCTGCCGTGGTGACGGCATCGCTTCACGCGGTAAGACACGAGGCAAGTTCGTATGATGGCTTCGCGTGGCATGGGGGCGATTGCAAAGGGCAAGGTTCCCCGTGCTAAGCGCCGTGGAGATAGCAAGCCCGTTATTGGTACGGGTAAGCCGATCAAGACCTTCAAGGAAGGCGGTGAGTCGAAGGTCAATCAGGCCGGAAACTACACCAAGCCGAGTATGCGGAAGAGTCTGTTTAATAGTATTAAGAATAGTGCGGTTCAGGGTACGGCAGCGGGTCAATGGTCAGCGCGAAAGGCGCAGTTGCTGGCTAAGCGATACAAGGCCAAGGGCGGCGGGTATAAGTCGTGAAGGCTCCCCAACAGTCCTTGAAGGCTTGGGGCGACCAGAAATGGAGGACGAAGAGTGGTAAACGATCTTCTGATACGGGTGAAAGATATCTACCGGAAGCTGCTATCAAAGCTCTTTCCCCAGCCGAGTATTCCCGAACCACCGCCGCCAAGCGTCGAGGCAAAGCCCAAGGCAAACAGTTCGTACAGCAACCCAAAGGGATTGCTGCTAAAACGCGCTCGTACCGCCAAAAAGGGAAGTAAGGGGAAGAAGTAGCTATGGAAACCGTTGAACTTCTAATCAAGGCGTGGCCTATCTTCTTAGGGTTTATCACCTTGGTCGTACTACTTGCTAAGATGGATAACCGTCTTGCCGTGGTCGAAGAGAAGATCAAGACCTTGTTTGAGTTGTTTAACAAGAAGATGGGCCGGTAATGGCTGACAAGACTACAGCTACAACTGACTTCAATCTCGACCTCAACACGATTGTGGAGGAGGCTTTCGAGCGTTGCGGTGCAGAATTACGTACCGGATATGAGTTCCGTACGGCTAAGCGTAGTCTTGCCCTTTTGCTGATGGACTGGGCCAACCGTGGTATCAATCTGTGGACTTTGGAAGAAGGCTCGCAGGTTCTGACCTACAACGTCGGCACTTATGACCTGCCTGTAGATACGGTTGACCTGCTTGACCACGTGATCCGAACGGGTTCCGGTACGAATCAGCAGGACATTAACATTACCCGTATCTCGTCGAGCACCTACCTGTCCATTCCGAACAAGAATGCGACGGGCCGCCCGATTCAGATTTGGATCAATCGTAAGACGGGTGCGACCAACGCTGCCAACGTTATCCAATATCCGCAGTTCACGGTATGGCCGAAGCCGGATAATACGACCACTTGGACCCTCGTCTACACGCGCTTGCGACGGATGCAGGACCCCGGTAATGGTGTGAATGGGCAGGATATCCCGTTCCGGTTCTTGCCCTGCATGGTGGCGGGTCTGGCCTATATGTTGTCGATGAAGATCCCCGGCGCGGAAGCCCGCACGGTTATGCTGAAGACTCAGTATGACGAGGCTTGGGAGTTGGCAGCGGGCGAGGATCGGGAAAAGGCTGCGGTTCGGTTTGTTCCGAGAGAGTCGTTCTTAGGCGGGTACTGAGATGCCTAATCGCTTTGCGAGTGGCAAACATGCGATTGCGGAGTGCGACCGGTGTGGATTCCGGTTCAAACTTCGGCAGTTAAAGTCTCTCGTTATCAAGACCAAGAACGTCAATATCTTGGTTTGCGCGGAGTGTTGGGAACCTGACCAACCGCAGTTGTCGCTCGGTCTTTACCCTGTCGATGACCCGCAGGCCCTACGGAATCCCCGTCCGGATTTGAGCTATTTTGAACCCGGCAATAATGGCGCGGGTGGTAGTAGAATGATTCAATGGGGCTGGGCACCTATTGGTGGTGCTAGGGCCGACGACGCGGGGCTTACCCCGAATGATTTAGTAGCCCAATGTTTAGTGGGCGATGTAACGGCTAGTTAGGAGAATTGAAAATGGCTATGACTTTGAAGGAACACGCCAAACTTCCGGCGAACAAGGCTCACGGTAAAAATGCTAAAGGCTTCCGGGCCGGTGGCAAGACCAACAGCGAAATGAAGAAGTACGGTCGTAATATGGCGAAAGTCATGAATCAGCGTAGTCCTGTTCGTAAGAGCAGCGGCCCGAGGTAAGTATCATGAAAGATATGGGCAAGATTAAGCCGAACACGGATTCGACCGGTGAGAACGGCTACCCTGAGAAGGATGTCAACAAAGGCGTTACGCACATGGATATGCGTGGTGCTGGCGCTGCCACGAAGGGTAAGAAGTTCGTGTCACAGATCAATCTCAAGAACAACGGCAAGGTCCGCGCTGGCTGGAGTTAATAGTCGATGAACTACGCGACTCTTACAACGTTGATACAACAGTACTGCGAATCCACGGAAACGTCGTTCGTAGCGAACATTCCTACGTTCGTTCAACTTGCAGAAGAGCGCGTATACAACACGGTTCAGATCCCGGCCATCCGGCGTAACCAGATCGGTACACTGACGATTGGTAATAAGTACCTGACGTTGCCTTCCGATTGGTTGGCGACGTTCTCGTTGGCGGCGATTGACCCAGTTACCAATGCCCAAGAGTTCTTGCTGGATAAGGATGTGAACTTCATCCGGCAGTCGTACCCGGACCCGGACGATCAGGGTAAGCCTAAGTACTATGCGATCTTTGACGACAACACGTTCATTCTGGGGCCAACCCCGGATTTGGCGTATCAGGTCGAGATGCACTATTACTACATCCCTCAGTCAATCGTGACGGCGGGTACCACGTGGCTTGGCGACAACTACGAGACTGTTCTGTTGTACGGATCACTGCGCGAGGCATACACCTACTTAAAGGGTGAAGCCGACATGATGCAGTACTACGAGCAGAAGTATCAGGAAGCGATGCAACAGTTGATGCGCCTTGGCGATGGCTTGAACCGTCGTGACTCGTACCGCAGTGGTCAGGTTCGCATACCGGTAACTAGCTAATGGCTATCTTTCAGACACAAACGATTAGCTTCCGACAGGAGATGCTACAAGGCGTCCACAACCTGCTTACGGATACGCTAAAGATGGCGCTGTATACGTCGGCCTCTAACATCAACGAGGATACGACTGTGTACACGACGACTGCCGAAGTGTCTGGCGGGAGTTATTCCGCAGGTGGTCAGATCATTACCGGCGCACAGATTAGTGCATCGAATGGTATCGTTTACGTCACCTTTAATAACGTTGTATGGACTCCGGCTACATTCACTGCGGCTGGCGGTTTGATCTACAACGTGAGCAAGGGCAACAAATCTATCGCTGTCTTGAGTTTTGGCGCGGACAAGACGGCTAGTGGCACGTTCACGGTGCAGATGCCCCCGAACACGTCGAACTCTGCGCTGCTACGCTTCACTTAAGGAGTTATTGAGATGTTTAACGAAAAGGCTAAGACAGCAGATGCAGTAGGCGCTGCTTTGGAGAAAGCTCTCGGTTCGACCGCTAAGGCTTCGGCTGGTGGCGTGTACCGCATCGAGTGCTTGGATAAGGACGGTAACCTGAAGTGGTCGGCTGAGTCGCACAACCTCGTGGTTGATGTGGGCTTGCAGGACATGAATACGAAGTACTTCACGGGCACGACTTATACGGCGGCTTGGTACCTTGGCTTGTATGGTGCCGGTGCTGCGAACACTCCGTCAGGCTCGGACACGATGGCTATACACCCCGGCTGGACTGAGATTACTCCGTATAGCAACGCGACTCGTCCGGCTGCTACGTTTGGCGCGGCGTCTTTGGCTGACCCGTCCATCATCACGAACTCGGGTTCCCCGGCGCAGTTCAACATCAATGCCTCATCGGTGGTTGGTGGTGCTTTCCTCGTGAGTAACAACACGAAGGGCGGCTCGACGGGCATCCTGTTCTCAGCATCGGATTTCCAATCCCCCGGCGACCGAACTGTGGCATCGGGTGACACGCTCAATGTCACTTACACGTTCAGCCTCGACGCGGCGTAAGGAGTAGTCATGGCTAAGTTTAAAAAAGGCGATGCCGTTAAGGTTCAAGCCGTCAATCCGCAAGGCCCTGTGCTTGCTCTCCGCATGGACGAGGAAGGTGTTATCTACTGCCTCGTTGAGTGGACTGACATTGAAGGCAAGATCCAGCAGCGGTGGTTTGCAGAAGACGAACTGACAGGGGTCTAAAATGCCCCTTATACTCGCTGACCGAGTAAACGAAACCTCGCAGATTATTGGTACCGGCACGGTTACCTTAGATGGGGCTGTGACTGGCTATCAGTCGTTTGCTGCTATCGGCAACGGGAACACGACCTACTACACCATAGCGCATCAAACGCTAACCGAATGGGAAGTGGGTATCGGTACGTATACGGCATCGGGTACGACCCTTGCTCGTAGCGTGGTTCTTGCGTCATCCAACAGCGGCAGTTTGGTTAATTTCTCAGCGGGTACTAAGAACGTATTCTGTGACCTCCCTGCGTACGCGGCCAACCGGCCAATTTTGGAGAGTCTGAATACCATCGCCGACGATTACACTCTGACAACAGGGCGTAATGGCGTGAGTGTAGGACCTGTTACTCTCGCTCCCGGCGCTGATGTGACTGTGCCTAGTGGACAGACTTGGTTGTTGTTAGGTTCAACAACGGGCAGCGGTGCCGGTACTATCGCTACTGTCGGCAAAGCAATCGCAATGGCGATTGTGTTCGGAGGTTGATTAGATGGCTAACCCAAATATCGTCAGCGTTAGCGCCATATACGGCGAGAACTCATTAACGGCACTCAGCACCACAAGTGCAACGAGCATCGTGAGCAACGCTGCATCTAGCGGTAAGGTCTACAAGATCAATAGCCTCATCGTGGCGAACGTGGATGGCACTAGCAACGCTGACATCACTATCAACATCTACAGTCAGGCTGCTCTTGGCGGCACGGCTTTCGCGTTGGCTTCAACGGTATCTGTTCCTGCTGACGCGACGTTGGTGGTCATTGACAAGAACACTTCGATCTACCTGAAGGAAAATCAGTCAATCGGTGCGATTGCTAGTGCGGCAAATGATTTAGTAGTTACTGCTTCTTGGGAAGAGATTAACTAATGACGCTTCGCTACACAGGCGGAGTCATTCAAGCGGCTGCGCCTACAGTTAGTGCTAGTTCTGCAAAGGGAGTCTGGTTGATGAGCCAGATCCTTCCGTATCGTGCTGCGGGAACATGGCCTGTCGTTGGCTATACCGAATACAAAATCTTCACCGCATCCGGTAACTGGACTGCGCCGACTGGTGTGACAAGCGTTGAATACCTTGTTGTAGCGGGGGGAGGAGCAGGCGGAACTGGATATGGCGGAGGCGGCGGTGCTGGAGGTATGCGCACTGGAACCGGTATGACGGTTACGCCCGGCTCTACCTACACGATTACAGTTGGTGCAGGCGGCACAGGCAGTGGATCAAACCCCGGAGGCAACGGCTCTAACTCCGTATTCAACGCGATCACTTCAACCGGTGGCGGAGGTGGTGGCGGAACTGGACAAAATGGTGGTTCCGGTGGTGGCGGGGGTTACTACAATACTTCCGGCGGCACAGGTAATACTCCGGCTGTTTCCCCGTCTCAAGGAAACAATGGCGGCGCGAACAGTGGCCCCGGCTACGGAACAGGTGGCGGTGGTGGTGGTGCCTCAGCAGCAGGGCAGTCAACCGGCGCAATAAATCAGCCCGGAGGCGCGGGAGGCGCTGGCACTTCGTCATCAATTTCTGGCTCGTCCGTTACTTACGCAGGCGGTGGCGGTGGCGGGGCAAACTACAATGGTGGCCCTGCTCCTTATGCTGGAGCGGGTGGTGCTGGCGGTGGCGGAGCGGGAGGATTTAACGCAACTGCGCCTTATGCTGCCGCTGGAACTGCTGGAACTTCTAATACAGGCGGTGGTGGCGGTGGGGCTGCAAATGGCCCTGCGGGTGGCAACGGCGGCTCCGGCATCGTCATCCTCAAGTACACCGTACCCGTACAGTCTGTCGTAGCCACGTTCACCTCTACCGGCACTTGGACTGCCCCGAGCGGTGTCAGCGAGGTTGAGTATCTCGTTGTCGCGGGTGGTGCGGGTGGTGGAAATACGATTGGCGGCGGTGGCGGCGCAGGCGGGTTTAGAACTGGTACTGGGCTTTCAGTAACAGCCGGAACCGATTACACCATTACGGTGGGTTCTGGCGGCGCTGGTGCAACAGTCAGAGGCACGATTGCGACAAGTGGTAACAACTCCGTATTCAGCACGATAACATCCGCTGGTGGTGGTGGCGGTGCAAGTTTTTATAATGCCAGTGCGCCTGCAAGCGCGGCCAGTGGTGGGTCTGGTGGCGGCGGTTCTGGGGTTTTATCTCCGGTTGGCGCAACTACGGGTGGTGCAGGTAACACTCCATCTACATCCCCATCGCAAGGCAATAATGGCGGTTCTGGATCGTATGCTGGGACCGCATCTGCGGCATCAGGCGGTGGCGGCGGCGCAAGCGCGGTGGGAGCAAACGCACCAAATGTTAATACGCCGGGAAGTGGCGGTAACGGCACAGCATCATCAATTTCTGGCTCATCTGTAACGTACGCAGGCGGCGGCGGTGGTGGTAATCACAGCGCAGGCGGTCAACCCGCTGGAACAGGTGGCACGGGCGGCGGTGGAAACGGCGGCGCAAACGGCGCAGCAGGCTCAAACGGGACGGCAAACACAGGCGGCGGCGGCGGTGGCGGTGGATTTTTGGCATCGCCAGCAACTGACGGCCCCGGCGGTACTGGCGGCTCTGGCATCGTCATCCTCAAATACAACCTCGGCTCTGCCTCAATCTTCACGTTCAAGTCATCACAGCGATGGACTGCTCCTGCTGGTGCCGTGAGCGTTGACTACCTCGTTGTAGCGGGGGGCGGTGGCGGCGGCGGCGCTGGTTCAACATACGCAAATGGTGGCGGTGGTGGCGCTGGCGGGTTTCGCGTCGGTTCTGGTTTATCAGTTACCGCCGGGACTGATTACACAATAACTATCGGCGGCGGAGCCAGCGGCGGTGCTGCTTATGCCGGAGGAAGTAAAGGCTCCGATTCTGTTTTTTCTACCATTACATCGACCGGCGGCGGTGGTGGATCAGGGTTTAATGGCGCTGGAAGCACGGGCGGTTCTGGCGGCGGCGGTGGTGGATACACAAATGCGCCGGGATCAACAACGGGTTATGCAGGAAATACCCCATCTACTTCTCCGTCTCAAGGAAATAACGGTGGTAATGGCGTAAATAGTGTTTCTCCTGATAGTTGCGGTGGCGGCGGTGGCGGCGCAAATGCTGTTGGTAGTAATGGTAGTAGCGGCGTGGGCGGCGCTGGAGGAAGTGGCACAGCTTCTTCGATTTCTGGTTCTTCTGTAACTTATGCCGGTGGCGGCGGTGCTGGCGGGTCAATTACTGGCGGTGCCGGAGGTTCGTCACTTGGCGGTACTGGCGCAAGCGGAAACACCAATGGTGCGTCTGCGCCAAATGCAAACACCGGGAGTGGCGGCGGTGGCGGCGGCGGTGGCGGCGGCGGCGGCGGCACAACGGGTGGCAATGGAAGTTCCGGCATCGTAATTGTCAAGGTCAATTTCACATGAAAACATATCAATTAATGGGCATTGATACGGCGATGCACTTGCTGCGTCCCGGTGCAAAGTGGGAAATCAGCAACCGCGAAATTACGCGGTGGGATGACCCGCGCCCGAAACCGTCGTGGGACGAGGTCATGTTCACGGTGGAGAAGATCAAGGAACTTGAGGACGCTGTGCCGACGATCCTGCTTCCTGAACAGCAAAAGGCTTTTGAAGACTACGTTGCTCAAATTGAACAGGCTAACGCTGCTTGATTACTTACAACCTATTCCCCACGGCGGTTGCCAAATTTGAACTTGGTAGAGACTTTTCTGCCGAGGAACTAACGTTCGTAGACGAGCAGCCGATGCACAGCAATCAAGGCAACACCACAAGCGATGACCGCTATGTGCTGCGTCACGACACGATGGCAAGCCTGAAAGAGTTTGCAGAGAATTCGGTCAACGAGTACCTGAAGTCAATCTATGCCCCGAAGCATGAAGTGTCGATGCGGCTTACTCAGTCGTGGCTGAACTACACCAAGGCGGGGCAGTACCACCACAAACACGCGCATCCCAACTCGTTTGTGTCGGGTGTGTTGTACCTCAAGGCAGCGCGGGAGCGGGATAAAATCTACTTCTACAAAGACGGCTATCAGCAGGTCAAACTGCCGACCGACAACTACAACGTGTACAACAGCGACTCGTGGTGGTTTGAGGTAGGCGCAGGTGACTTGATGCTGTTTCCGTCAAATCTCACGCACATGGTGGAAACCGTGCAGGGCGAGGATCGCGTATCTTTGGCGTTTAACACTTTTCCGGTCGGCTACGTTGGTGACGAAAGCAGCCTGACCGCTTTGCATTTGGAGAATTGATATGGCTCATTTTGCTGAATTAGATGATAACAACGTCGTCAAGCGCGTCATCGTTGTAGCCAATAAGGATACATCGGATGCCCATGGCACCGAGGTCGAGAGCATCGGCGTGGCGTTCTGTCAGAAGTTGCTCGGTGGAAACTGGAAACAGACTTCCTACAACGGGAACATCCGTAAGAACTACGCCGGAGTCGGCTATACCTACGATGCAAGTATCGACGCATTCGTACCACCAAAGCCCTATCCGTCGTGGGTGCTGAACTCCAGCACGGCTCAGTGGGAAGCCCCTGTACCTATGCCGTCTGATGGCGGAATGTATTCTTGGGACGAGGCCACTCAATCTTGGATTCCTAGTACAGGAAACCCGACCGTTTAAATTAAAGGTGCAGTGTTATGCCTAACGTAATTAACGCAACTACTGGCGGTATCGTCTCAACAGGCGACAGCACTGCTACGCTCGATATTCAAACGGGCGGCACGAACGCAATCTCCATCAACGCGACACAAGATGTCACGATGGCTAACGGGGATCTCAACGTCAGTGGCGGTTCTGTTTCAGACAGTGCAGGTAACGTGCGAAGCGTTCCGCAGTCGGGTAGTGCCAAGACCACTTCGTACACCTTAGCCATTGGTGACAATGGTGACTTCGTTCAGGTCGGGTCAGGCGGTTCTATTGTAATCCCCGATGCGGTGTTCTCAGCCGGTAACGTGGTGTCGATCTTCAACAACACCTCGGGAAACATCACGATTACCTGCACCATCACCACGGCTTACATTGCGGGAACCGACTCCGACAAAGCCACGATGACGTTGGCAACGAGAGGTCTTGCAACGATATTGTTCATCTCAGGCACTGTTTGCGTGGTCAACGGGAACGTCAGTTAATGAGCGGTATTCTTCAGATCCTGTTGGGCGGAAGTCAGGCACCTGCCGTCGATCCTTACTTCTATTCGGTCACCTCGCTGCTGCACGGCGATGGCACCAATGGTGGCCAGAACAATACGTTCTTGGACTCGTCTACCAACAACTTCACCATCACGCGCAACGGGAACACCACCCAAGGCTCGTTTAGCCCGTTTAGTCAGACGGGGTGGAGCAACTATTTTGATGGAACTGGAGATTCAATAAAAATAAGCAGCGGAATTACTAACCAATTCGCTCCGGGTTCAGCATTTACTTGTGAAGGATGGTTTTACCTTAATAATTCTTCTGCATCGCAAATGTTATTTTGCGTTGGCG